ATAAAATATTTTAACCATTCGATGAATATTATTTATAAATATCGATAAATAAATACTATAAAATATACAATAATATACAATAAAATACTATAAATATATAATGTAAAATACCATGAAATAAAAATTTAATTTTAATAAAATAAAATTTTAAATCTAGTATATATAGACATTTTATAGTATTGACCAATTTTTTGACATTTATAAACTTTTTGTGAAATCGACTGTAATCTACTAAAAACTAATATACAGTCATTGTCAATATACGGTTTCATTATATTTAATAAAGTTAATGAAATATAGTAAAAATCAGCATCTATATTTATTAATGAAATTTTTTTATTATTTGTTTTTATAAATTCAGGTATTTTATAACCAAAATACCCTGGGATATATCTTATATTATTATCTATCTTGTAGGTGTATGTATATTTAGTATTTTTATAAAAATCAGTATCTACCACATTTCTCCAATTATTTGATTTTTGTAAATATTTAAAAAAACAAAAAATATTTTCATCGGTAAAATTTGAAATATAATTAGCATCAGTGCTATTATTTACACCAATATTAAGCCATAGTGTATTTTTTTTATGCGTTATATTCATTTTTTCAAAAATATAAATAAGAGGTGTTAATTTTAATACAGTAGGGGTTTTTATTAACATATTATTAATATTACACATATTTTATATAACTAAATATAACTATATTTATTTATATAAATATAACTATATTTATTTTTTTATACAATACTATTTTACCTACATATGCAAGAATGTTTTAAATGATCATTTAATTCTTTTTCGGAATAAAAATCTTTATTACAATTAAGGCAACAAAAAATATCATCCATAAATTCACAACAAGTCTCATTAAATGGTTGATTACAGTTCTTGCATTTTATATTAGATTTATTAAAAACCATATCTTTATTATATAATATTATATCAGTCCATTTAGAACATCTAACGTTATCAATACCATATTTTTCTATATATTCTAGTGTTATGTCTACTATATCGTATTCAGTTTTATTAATAAAAAATTTACATACCGAAATAGGTTTATTATTTTTAGTCCATTCTATTACATTATCTTTTAAATAATCATCTAAACCATATGATAACATAAATGTATCACCTATATAATATTTATTATTTTCTAATTCCAACACATAAATATTAATCATATTATATATAATTATATATAATATGATTAATATTTTTATTAATCATTTTTTTTTAATTCTTGTATTGTTGGGATATCTATATTAACAGTTTTTATAACAATCCATTTTTCAGAACATAGAGGACAATTTTTCATATATTTATTCTTTAACCAAGAATTAATGCAACATGTATGAAATACATGATTACATACCCCAACCGATATAGTACCACTATTAATGAATACATCTGGAGGTATTGTATATAACGAATCTCTACAAATAATACATTGGTCTATTTCTTTATTAATATCATATTCTTTTTTAGATACTAATTTCATATTAATTACTTTAAATAAGTTATTCATATTTATTATGATACTATATCATAATATTATTTAAATATTAATTATTTCATTTTTTATTATAACTGGACTGTAAATAAAAACTAATTATAATAAAATTGGTTTTAAATAAAAACCAATTATAATAAAATTATGGTTAGTCATAGTAGATATACAAATATTAATGGTATAACATGTTATATGAATTCAATATTGCATATATTATATCAAACACCAGGGTTTATAAAATTCATTTTGGATAACAAATATCAAAAAAAAAAAGATACAGTTAATAATTGTTATGAATTATTTACCATAACAAAAAATAATAATGGTTCAATGATAGAACCATTATTATTTAGAAAACAGCTAGGTTGTATAAATAAATTATGGATGGAAAATAATCAACAAGATTCGTCAGAATTTTTAAATTTTATAATAAATGAAATTATTAAAAATGTAGGTAAAAAGGTTTACTTACCTCATTATGATAAATATAATGATGATATCCCTATTATAAAAATGTTATACGATTTAATTTGTGAAAGTAAAATTTTACATTTTAAACAAACTGAATTTTCGGAATTATCTAATATGTTTAATAGTTATAATAAAAAAATAATTAGATGCGGTTTATGTAGAACAAAATCATTTGTTATTGATCCATTTATAATATTAAGTTTAGGTATCCCAGACGATACCGAAAATATTACCTTAGAAAATTGTTTAGATGAATATTATAAAAGTGAAGAAATAGAATATAACTGTAGTTTTTGTGGATTATCTAAAAAGTCTAATAGTAGAACTTTAATATTTGAAACATCAGACGTATTAATATTTTTATTAAAAAGATTTAATAAAGAACAAAAAATTAAAAAAAATATTAAATATCCCGAAGAAATAGATATTACAAAATATATTACCAATACCAATAATAATAATAATAATAATAATATATATAAATTATTTGCCGTAAATATACATAACGGTACAGATATGAATTATGGGCATTATACTTCGTATATAAAAAATTTAGATAATAACAAATGGTATAATTATAACGATGAACACGTTAGTAGTATTAATGATTTTTATTCCCAAGACGCATATATATTATTTTATAATAGAACTAAATAATATATTTATTATTATATTATTATCAGATTATGAATAATAATATAATAAATATACTATTATTATTAAAAAATAAAATAGAAGATGATATAAAAATAAATGACAATGATGATTTAAAAACTATAACAAGTTATCAATTTAAATTAAAAACAATTAAGCATGTAATTTCTATGTTGAAAAAATATAAAAAAAAAATTACTACAGAAAACGTAAATGAACTTTTGGAATATCCAGGAATTGGTAAAAAATCAGTAGATAAAATAATAGAGATTTTAAAAACAGGAACACTGACTGGTTTAAATGATAATACTAAAAATATTCCAGATAATAATAAAATAATTTTAGAGTTAACTAGTATTATCGGAATTGGTGAAAAAAGTGCTAATTTCCTAATTCAAAAAGGAATTTTAAGTATAGAAGATCTTAAACAAAAAATAAACGATAAATCAATAAACGTAAATAATAAAATAAAATTAGGAATAAAATATCATGGAAAATTTATGGATAATATACCAAGAAAAGAAATTTCAGATATAGATAAAATAATTAATTATATAAGTAAAAATAATAATAATAAAATATATTTTAAACATGAAATCTGTGGTTCTTATAGAAGAGAACATAAATTTTGCGGGGATATTGATATATTAATAACAAACAATGAAGATTTATCCGACTTTAACTATTTAAAGTTTTTTGTAAATTTATTAAAAAACCAAATATCTCTAAATAACAATAATCCTTTAATAATAGAAGATATTACTAATAAATCATATAAAAATAAATATATGGGATTTTTAAAATATAGAGATAATTTTATCAGAAGAGTAGATATCGTATACATGAGTCCTAAATATTATTATTCATCTCTTTTATATTTTACAGGATCTGTTGATTTTAATAAAAAAATGAGAATAAAAGCAAAAAAATTAAATTATATATTATCCGAGTATGGTTTATATAATATTATTTCTAGAAAAATGTTAAATAACTTTTCATCTGAAAAAGAAATATTTAATAAATTAGATATGGAATATATTGAACCAAAAAATAGAGATTAGTATAAATGATATAATAGAAAATACTAATAATAACTTTCCAGCCTATTTCACAGAATAATCAATAATATGTTAAAGATACCAATATAATTAAACTTTATTATTGCTGACCATAAAAATTTAATTATATTAATTATATTTTATATATAAATAAAATATACTATAGATATAGAAATATATAATAGGTATATATATTTATGTTTCTAGTAAATAAATATTATGATAATTTAAATATTTTTAGATGTTGTAAAACTCAATTAGATATAATTTTTAATAATTTTATGATATCTGATTTTTTTAATATTAGGATAAATGAAAATAACTGTAACAAAAATTTAAATAATTTTAATAGTTTTCAGCATTTAATAATATATGGTTGTGATGAATATTATAAAAATTTTGTTGTTAAAAATTTATTAGAAAATATATATGGTAAAAAAAATATAATCACTCGAGAAGTAGAATATATTATAGCTGGTTATAATAACGTTAAGACTAAAGTTTATATAAAACAATCAAAAAACCATATAATTATAGAACCTACATCAAATGGATTTGATAAATATCTTATACACGAAATAATAGAAGAATATACTAAACACAATTCAATAAATATATTACATAACAACAAAGTATATAAAACTATTATAATTAATAAAATAGATAATATATCACATCAAATACAATCATACTTACGCAGAATAATGGAAAAATATTCATCAACCTGTAAATTTATACTATTAAGCAGTCAATTATCTAATATTATATCACATATTAGATCTAGAGCAATACAAATAAGAATTCCATTATTCACTGATGTTGACATATTAACCATTATATTAAAAATAAATATATTAGAGAATCGTAATATTAAATATAAAAACGTAAAAATAATATTGAATAATTCTGATAATAAAATAAATAAAGTTCTATGGTTAATTGATTTGTTTAAGTATAAGTCATTTAAAAGTTATGATATATTAAATTATAATAATGTTATAAATGATATAACTTGTATAATATATAATTCTAATAAAATAACAACAGTAAATGAATTATATAATAACATTAAGACGATACGTGAAAAATTTTATTTATTATTTATAACAAATATTGTAATTCATGATATAATAAAAAAAATTACTAATAATCTATTAAATTTAATTGATGATATAGAAATTAAATATAAAATAATTGAAAGTGGTTCTATATACGAAACAAGGATAAATAAAGGAGCAAGGCAAATAATACAATTTGATGCATATATAATAAGTTTAATTAAACTTTTATATCAATAACTTTTATATAATTTATTATATAATAATGGACAAAATTTATTATTTAAGTGATAGATTACTTATATTGAATGATTACTTATCAAATTTGGAATCTATTAAAATAGATGAAAATATTAATTATGTATTGAATAATATAAAAATAACTAACACTTCGGATAATTATAATAATTATATATCTGATTTAATTAAAGATGGTAGTTTTAAATATATCTGTAATATAAATAACGAAATTAAAATATTTAAATATATTAATAATACAATATTTTTTATATCTTGTTTTTTTTATAATACCGTTGATGACGTGTTAGATATTAAAAATACCCCAAATAACCGAATATATATTACAATAGTTATTGCTGACGCAATGTTAAAAAATAAATTAAAATATATATTATTTCCATATTTAAACATTGATATAAATTTTGATACAATAAAACATATTATTCCTACCGAGTTAATCAAACATTATGAAAAATGTATAAATAAAAAAAAAATTATTCCAATACTCAATTGCCAAATATTAGAATATAATAGTAATATTATATCATCGAAAGAATTTTTTAATAATAATTACGATATTAAATTATATATTTTTCAAATAATGCATGCTTTATATATTATACAAAAAACATATCCTAGATTTATGCATAATAGTCTTAATTTTTGTAATATATATATTGATTATACTAAAACTAATATACAAATAGATACTATAAATATTAAAAATTCTGAGTTTTTAATAAAAATTACTGGATTTGATAAATCATGTTTAGATAATAAACAATACGATAGTTATTTTGATATATATACAATATTTGATATTATAATTAAACAGAAAAAAGAACTAGATGAAAATCTATCTAATTTTTTAAATAAATATTATAATAATGGTAAATACATTACAAATAAATATAATGTTTGTGACGTATTAAAAGATGAATTTTTTAGTAATTATTTTTATAACCCTAAAAAACATACCCGTTATATTAATCGTACATCAGATGTTATAAGAAAGTTATCGTATTATAATATAAAAAAAAAAATGGTAGGTGGAGCTTATATGAATAATAATAATAAAATTGAAAAAAATGATCCATTTATATCTAATGAACAAAAACAAATAAAAGAATTAAATAAAGAGACGATTGCCCCCATTCAGCAAAAAAAAATAATAGAAAATATAATTTATGATACAAAACCCGATAAACAGCCTTTAACCATACCTTCATATATTCCATTAAATCCATATAATACATTCCCTGAATCTATTCCCCAGCATAAAATTTATAATGTCTCTCTAACAAACCCATTAGGGACTTATAATACAATGAATCAGATATATGAAGATCAATTACCATTCAAATCAGGGATTAAAAATTATACATATACATCTATATACGAAAGACTTGAATTAATAAATTTTATTAGAAATATAATGATAAATGTAAGAGATGGTGAAGATTTAACTGCTAAAAACGGAATTAATTCATTTTTATCATATATAAAACTTTTATCATTAAATCCATATACTTTAGACCATCCATATAATGATTTATCTAAAAATTTTTTAATATATAAAGGCGCTTATCCAATAAAATTAGATGAAAAAACACATTCGGTAAAAATATCAAATACTTCTACTGGTGTTAATGTTAGATTTTATATGATGTCTATTGGTGATATTAATAGTAGAAATATACAAAATATAAATAGTGAAAATTTTGATTTATGGAGAGAATTAAAATATTATAATTGGGTCAAAACAACTATTTTAAAAAGAAAAATATCACCTAATTTTATAGCTCCTATTTTATATAAAGTTGATACCGATTCAAAAATAAATTGGGAAGCTATTGAAAAAAATAAAAGTCAATATGGATATTTGGAAAATAATAAATTATTAAGACTTAATGATAAAAAGATTAATAATAAACACGATATGACAGATTTTTATGATTTAATTACAAATAATAAAAAATCAGATATTACAGTAGATTCAAAATCAGTATTAATACTAATGACTGAAGCACCTACTTATAGTATGTTACAATGGATGACTCCGCAATATTCGTCTAATGGATCAATAAAAAAAATGTATTATACTGGGCACCATTCTTCGGAAGTTTGGAGGTCTATATTATTTCAATTAGTATATGCTATCAGTGTTTTATATGAAGAAGGGGTGTATATGGAAAATTTTACATTAAAAGATAATATATATATTAAAGATATATCTTATGACGCAAATTCGATTGGTTCGTGGATATATAAAATTGATAATATTGAATATTATGTTCCAAATTATGGATTTGTTTTAGTAATCGATTCTAAATATCGTGATGTAGAAATAGATGATACCGTGGCATCTACTGAAAAAAAATATAAAATGTTATGCCCTATGTTTTCCGATAACAATAAGTTAACTAAAGACGATATACAAAAAAAAATAATAAATAAATTTAAAGAAATTATTAACTATCATGACTTCGAATATTTATTAAAAATGAACAAAAATAAAGGGGCCGTTCCACCAGATGACATAATCGCATTATTAAAAAATATATCCGAATTAGACCCAACGCTTCATCCAAAATTAATATTATATGACAATTTTAAATCTTTTATGCATAATCGGATAGGTTCTGTATTATATAAAACAGAACTAGATAATATAACAAATCAATTATCAAATAGACCAAAAATAAACAAATGTATTGGTAAATTATTAATATATGAGCAAAGACATAGGGAATATTATTGGGTATTGTGTATTAAAGAAATTGATCAATTTATGGTTGAAATAATAATTAAAAATGATAACATTTATTCAACTAAAGAAGTTCATAATGGGTCATTAATAGAATACCCAAATGGCCATACTATTTTACCAGAAACAAAAAATAATCTAAATTACGATGAATTATACATATATGAAACATATGTGTTTAATAATATATCCAATTCTTAGATATATACATCTAAAAGATGCTAGTGTAATAATATTAAATGAATAAATATATATGTTTTATAAATGCCATTACTAATGATTTTCACAAAACTAATGAATTTTGTGAAAAAAAAAAAAATTTATATTTATATTCTAAAATAATAACATTAAAATACGAAATCGGGTTTGTTTCTAATAATAAATATAATATTGTAAAATATGTTAATACTGATATTAAACCCCGCGATATTTGTTTATCCGATAATATAAAGAATACATCTATTGATATGGGTGATATATTATTGCAATTCTCGAAAGATATAAAAACAGTTAATATTATAGTTTGTCATTCATCGAATCATACTATGAATACCTTACTTAGTGAATCAGTGAGATGTAATATTCCAATATCGATAAATAATATTTTAATTATTGATATATCTAATTTTCAATTAGAACATTCTAATATGTCATTAGTTGATTTATACAAAAATATAATTGATAATAAAGAATCTAATGATAATATAGATATGATAAAAAAAATATTTTTTAAATTATATGAAAAATCTTATAAAAAATCTATTGCATAAACATTATATAAACTATTTTATATAATGTTTTTTTCACAATTGTATTTTGGTGATAATAAAGAGTCAAAAGAATTAAGAGAAAAGGTTGTAAATTCACAAGAACAACAAGAATCATCTACTTGTTACGACGATATATTAAAAAAAGTATTCTTTTCCGATGAAAATATTAATATTATAAATAAAAAATTAATATTGGATGTTTATAATAAAACGAATAAAGAATTTAAAATAGAATATCAGTCAAAAGTACATTTAATTATTTTGATGAAATATATATATAATATACATGCAAAGCATTTACAATATGATATCTCAAAACAAATACTTCAATTAAATTGTAAAGTTGTTGAAGAAATATTACCTAGAATAATTACAGAATTATCCCAAAGAATTAATTATTTACAACAGTTAAACGGAAATAAGAAACTATTAAAATTACCAGTTAATACAAATAAATCAAGAACGTTACCATCAGTCACTACTATTATTGGAGAAAAAATATATAAATAAAAATTTATTAAACGGTATATATTATATTTGGCATTATATGTGGTAATATATATTTATCTATTTGATTGTTAGTATTTATAAATTTAGTTCTAATGCTTATTCTATTATTATTAATTCCATAATTATACATATTTTCTATATTTGCGAGAATATATTCTTTATTATATAATTGATTATGTGATTGATTAGTTATATATTTTATTTGTTCAGATAATATAATTTTATTAATATCATATGTATAATTATTTTTAAGATAATTTTTAAGAGCTTCTTTGTAGTTATCGCCATATAATATTGTATTAGAATATGGATATATCATGTTATACATAATACTCATTATTATTATAATAAATATTATAATAATAATATTTATTAAATTATATTTTTTAATTGAGATATTATTTCACCACAATAATATTCGGGAATATTATTAAAATTTATTATTGAATTATTTAAGTCATATCGTATTTTCATATTATCATTTAATAGAAAATATTTACTTAATATATCATCATCCATTAAATCATTTTTTTTTATTTTATTTCCTCTTTTATATATTCCAGGAATATTATCAGATACATCTCCGTATAATATCTTTTTTTTTAAACTCTCTTGTGCATCAACCTTATTAATTATTTTTCTATTTAATGTCCCATATTTAATAAATATTATATTATCGTCCCCTAATTGTAAAAAATCATTATCGCCTGAAATAATAAATATAGTATAATCTTTATTTTTAAGATATAAAGTAGAACATCCTATTATATCATCTGCTTCTGTTTTATCTACTTTAATACTACTGTATAAATCAGGATTAGTTTTAATAATAGAAGGAATTAATGTATTGATAGTATATTCAAAAATGGTAGAATAATTATATTTCTTAATAATTGTTTTTCTAGAAGATTTATATTCATTATATAAGTCATATCTCCATAATTTTTCCAAAGGTGTATCTATGGTAAAAATAATTTTTGATTTATTTAACTCACCTTCCGTAAAAAAATTTCGTATATTAGATAAAAATAATTTTTTATATTTAACCATTACAATAGTATTATTTAACCAATTATATGATTTCATATCAGTTATGCTATTATATTCTTCGTCATATGCCATAGAATACCATTTTATAATTGCGTAAAATCTATAAAATATGGTATATGATGTATCTACAAATATTATGTTTTCCATATATATTATAAGTAATTATTTATTTATAATATATAAGCTTTTAATTTTTCAATTTATTGTTTTAATGGTTTAACGTTTTCATATATAAATACAATACCCGTTGTAGATGCTTTTGTATAAAAATTATCAAATGCTGTACCGTTATCATTGTCAGGTGTTACTGTAAAGCTATTAAGTACATTATTACGTTGTACCAGATTAACAGGATCATAACAGATATATTGGGGGGAATATCTACCACTCATGGGGTCGCTTTTTGTTATTATTAATGCAGTAGACCCGATAATTACATTTTCAGGAGAATTTAATGTTTCTGAACAAATGACTGATCTGAGAGAATAATTATCACTATTTACGGTTATATCTTCCTGAAATCGTATAGGAGTATCATTCATTTTTTCAAAACCAGCTATAGCCATTGGGTAATTAGAGACATTTAAAAGATTATTAGCGTATCCTAAATTATATTTAATATTTGATTTTCTTCGATCTATATAAAATACCAATAATTCAGAATATAATACTGATTTTTCTTTTGGTACCACTACACCATTAATAATAAAATTTTCCTCGTGTGAAAGTGATTCAGATAAATCAATTTCTATATTAGTATTAGTAATATTATTGGGTAGAACTATATTTAACATACCTATTTTCATTGCGTTTGGTGCAATCGTTCGAAAATAAGGGTTAGTGTTAAGATGTTGATATCTATTAGACGAAATAACAACAGTTGGTTTAAAAGAGAAAGCGCTAAATAATCGTTTAATAACCGTACCATCATATTTTCCATAAAGTAAATCAGGATTATCGAATTGATTAAGTTTACAGTTATTAATAGCTGACATAAATTCGTTAAAACTAGTGTTAAAATACTGCCCGTTTCGTAAATTTAATACACAATTCCATAATTGAGTTTGGATATTAACACGATGTAATAAATCTAACATGGGCGTACTATTATTACATACAACATCATTGTTATCCTTAACTAATGCATTAATTAAATGAATATTAGCAGGATTAATAATTTGTTCATGTTTAAATCTTTGTTTAATAATTTCCGCTAAATTTGTATATAAAAAATATCTTTCAACGATTGGAATTTTTGGAATAAACAAAGCTACTATAACTGGGTGAATATGATCATAAATATTCACACCAGCATCCTTTTTAAATACCCCATTAATTGCCGAAGAGTCACAATCCGTATATGCTAACGATTGAATCATTGTTCTAGAATATTTATCTTTAGTACTTTCGTAAAAATATAAAATTTTTTCAAGATGCTTATAATCAGAATCAGCTATATTAATATCTAAATTATTTCTTGGCATTATATCAACGGGTCCTAAAACTTTCATCATATTTGTATCAACTACTGGTTCAATTGTAGATACGTTACCAGTAATTAACGATTCATACTTTCTTTGAAATACCGAAAATTCTTCATTAGATAAATGATATTTATTTTTTATTCTTATAGTTTCTTTAAGAATTTCATGAAGAGGGGTATTTTTACCGTATCTATCGAATGTTAATCTAGTAAGTTTATCAGCGCGTTTATTAATAAGATTATATCTTTCAAAATATTTTGATTTTATTTCATTGGTCATTCTTGTATTATATTTCATATTTAAATTATTAAGATCTGATTGTACATGTATGCCATAATTTTTAAATAATTTTTTAACTTCTTCATCAATCTGATCACTATTTTCACCATTTTTATTATTACTCATAATATATATATATGAGTAGATATTTTTTATAGAAAATTATATTATTTTTCTTTTAGAAAAAATAATATATTTAAATATATCATAACTAGAATATTAATGAATCAAAAACATTGGATAGATAAATATTACCCTAAATCATTAGATTCCGTAATAGGGAATAAAGATCAAATTAATGAATTAAGAGAATGGGTAATTAATTTTGGCGATACAAAATCATCGGCGATCATTATATCAGGAAATCAAGGACTTGGTAAAACAATTATAGTAAAAATGATATTAGATAGTTTTGATTATATTACACAAATTATAATACCCAGTGATATTAAAGAACATAGACTGTACAATGATTCTAATGATTATTATATATTTAATAAATCCATATTTTCAAAAGTATTAGATAATAAGAAAAAAAAAATATCTTTGGTATTTGACGATACCGAAAATATAACACTTCCTAACGAAAAAAAATATATTTTAGAATTATATAAAAAAAATAATAAAATTAAATCATTTCCTTTGATATTCATATGTAATAAAAATCATTCAAAATTATTATATAATTTAAAAAAAGAATGTAAAGAAATAATATTTAATTACCCTTCCGATGAAGAACTATCTAATTTTATTCTAGATATATATAATTATGAAAATATTATGTTAGAAAAAGAAAATAAAAACGAAATAATTAAAAAAATAATTGATTATTCACAACATGATATAAGAAAGTTAATAAATATATTACAAGAATTGACATATCATACATCCGATAATAATACATTAAAATTAAATAATATCAATAATTATTTTTTATATACTAGTAAAAAAAATATAGATATTGGATTATTCGAATCTACCCATTTTATATTAAATAAATATAATAATTTTAACATAGTTAATAAATTATACCAAACTGAAAAAGTATTACTACCTTTAATGATCCATGAAAATTATATAAAAAAAGTATTAAAAAATCAAACCAATACAGTAAAACAATCTATAGATTATTTATATAAAATATCCGAATCAATATCACAATCGGATAATATAGAAACAAGTATATATACTGACCAAAACTGGTATTTACAAACAATGCATGGTTTTTATTCGTGCGTTAATACATCCTATTGGATTAATAAAAGTAATCCCACGCAATCTATTTTTTCCGATATAAGATTTAGCACAGACTTAAATAAAACATCTTTAAAAAATATTAATAGAAAAAACATAAACAATTTATCAAAAATTATTTCCAGTAAAAATTTAGATGATATATTAATTTTAAATAAAATATGTAATTACGTAGAAAATAATAAAAATAATAAATATGATTTATATACTTTATTTAAAAACTATGATATAAATATTAAAGATATTATATTATGTTTAAAAATAGATAAGACTATATAATATAGAACTATCTTATCTTATATTATATAATATAAGACTATATTATATTATATAATATAATATAATGATGGATATACTTGTTGAAACAAAAAATGAATATATTATTAATTTATGTAATATTTTATCTCCTTATATATTTACAGGCATTAAATCTATTTATGATAAGGCATCAGAAGATATTAAAACTAGCGGTACTGATAAAAATAAAATATTTATGATATTTCAAGAATACCTAAAACTGGTTAAAAAATGGTCAACCGATACAATTGTTAATGAAATGAATCGAATATTATATTTATTAAATAAAGATAATCCAGGTATTGATATATATAATTTAATAAAGGTTATTATAAAATCATATTTTATAATAATGACATTCGATCCTTATAAAAAAAATCAAAATAATATAGAAAATCAATTAAATAAAATTTATGATAATAACCGTCTGGAAACAATTATACATAAATTTTATATAGAAACTATTAAAGAATTTTGGGACAATCCTTATTTATTTTATGATGGTTACCCCGATATTGAAATAAAACGCAATTATAAAGAAGCCATGAATATAATTAAGAATTCAATTAAAGAAACTATTAGAAAAATACTTCCTTTAAAATTAATTACTGAATATTATTTAATTAGTAACTATACTGCACCTACAGCAATTAATGAATTGGTAAATAAAACATTACATGTAAATAACAATGTAGTAAATAATGAAATACATGAACCCGAAATAGAAGATAAAAAAATTAATACTCCTAAAAAAATACTATCTACCGAAATATTTTCTGATAATATGTATAATAATGATATAAAAGATTTTTCATTAATAAGCTCTATTAATATTAATAAATTAATTAACGAAGATAATGATAAAAAAAATATAACCAAAGATAATAATGCTACAGTGACCAAAGATGATAAAAAATTTTTACCTGAAGAAAATAATTTGATAATGCCCAAAGAAGATAAAAAAATTATTACTAACGATAATAATAGTATTATGGCTGATTATAAAAATAATCATATAAATGAAGAAAATTACGAACTTTCTGAACAAACAAATTATTATGATATATTTACAAATTCATTACACTGATATAATATACTATATATACATATATACATGTATATATATATACTATATTATATATACATGTATATATTGATTATAAAAATAATTTTCATATTTCTAATATTATCAATATTAGAATATTTAAATAATAAAAAATATAGTATTAATAATAAATCTTTATTTGATAAATATAAAATTCCTATTATAAGTACATTTATATTAATTATATTTTTAGATAATAATATAATTATTGAAACCGTCTGTAAAAATAATATAGACAATTATAAAATAAATTTACAATCTATGTAAATTTATGTCTTAAAATATTATTTATAAAAATAATTATAAACAATATTTTAACACATATATAATATAATGACTATAAAAGAAGTAGAATTTGGAGCTACGCGAATACAAATTAAAAAATTCGAAACAACAAATTTAGTAGATCATTGCACGATTGCGATAATAGCGAAAAGAGGATCGGGTAAATCATTTTTAACAAAAGATATTTTATATAGGAAAAAAAATATCCCAGCTTTTGTAATAATAAGTAGAACCGAGAAATTAAATTCTTTTTATGCCGATTTTATTCCAGAATCTTATATATACCCAGAATATAAAAGTGATATTCTATCAAATATTTATGTTAGGCAACAACATATGAGAGATGTTAATAAACAGAGAATAATTGACGGTAAGGAAGAAAAAGATGATAAAATTATGTTAGTAATGGATGATTGTATGAGTTCAAAAGGAGAATGGTCTAAAGATCAAAATATTACGGAATTATTTTTTAATGGAAGGCATCACCATGTTTCATTTATATTAATCATGCAATATTCTGTAGGTATAAAACCTGAAATGAGATCTAATTTTGATTATATATTTTTACTCGCTGAGGATATTATTTCAAATAGACGAAGATTATATGAACATTATGCTGGTATGTTTCCAACTTTTGATATATTTCAACAAGTATTTACAGATATTACTGAAAATTATGGTATAATGGTAATAGATAACAGAGTACACTCAAAAGATATATCTAATAAAGTATTTTGGTATAAAGCGAAAGAAATACCAAATTTTAAAATAGGTAATAAACAATTCAGAGAATATCATAATAAAATGTATGATAAAGAATGGACTTTAAAAAATAAAGTAAATACAATAGACTTATTAAATGTAAGAAAAGGAATAAGGGTTAATGTTGATAAAATCAAATAATGTCTATGATTGTGTATCTTCTTGACCAAAATATTTTATTTTATTGGATAGAGTAATTATTTCTTTATCCAGTTCTTCTTTTTTTTCAGACATTTTACTTATTTGTTCTTCGGCTGATTCGATACTCGCCTTAAGTAATTCATTATTAATCTTAATTTCTTCCAAATCATCGTCACTTGATGAACTTTTACTAGTATTATTTAAACTATTATCGGTAGTGTCAATATGCTTAATATTATTTTTTAAATCATCTATATTATTTTTCCTATTATTAATATTTTCAATAATATTTTCCCGCATCATTTCATTTTTGCGCTGTTCGTGTAAAATTTTTGCTTGTTCTTGACTTTTCATATGATTTTCCATTATATTATTAAGTTTTTCATCGGAATAAACATTTTTAATTTTTTCTTTATCGGGACTTACTGGTAACCACTTCCCCATTTCTCCTACATATATATCAAAATATTGATCTATTCCCTGCAATTTTTTAGAATATTCACATGCTTTATCATAGTCATCGAATACACCCCTAATTTTAATACCTGCTAAGGTTTCTTTATCCATGAGATATGATAAACACACGTATTTTTGATTAGTGGGTAGTATACTATCTTCTGTTAAATAATCCATATATATAATAATTAATTAATTAATATATCCTTAAATATTTATTTAAATGAACTAATAAAAGTCCAATTTAAATGATTGCATATTTTTTGCCATATTTTATCATTTTCTATGATTTTTTCTACATCTTTATGAAGAGAAAAACAGTCAAGTAAATGATTTAAATCTAATAATTCACAAAGTTTGTGTAAAACAAATGAATATGATAAAAAATTTTTTCTATTTACTTGTTTATGTAATTCCCAAGGAACCTGAATTTTGTAAAACATAGATATAAATATTTTTTCCATATCTTTGGTAATTTTCGGAGGAGGTAAATTATTTAATTTATTAATTATATATGCTATATGTTCATAATATATATTATGACCTAATTTTTTTAATATTAATTTAATTTTAGATTTATTTAACTTGGATAAATCAGTTATTCTTGTTCTATTTAATTCATTAATAATATCCACAAATACATGTTCTGGTATATCTGGGGTTTGTTTAGCTTGGAATTGATTTAACCATTCTTTGAAATGGTTTAATCTTTTATATGGTGAATATTCTTTAATTTGTCTATCTTCGTCTATAATTATCATTTCACTATGTCCACAACAAGGGCATATATATGAACTTTCGGATATATCTAATATTTTTTCAATATCACATTCATAACAATATTTAATTCTATTGGAACCATCGTCTTGATTTATTCTAATACCATTAATACAATGACAATATTTTTCTAACAATATATTTTTAGTATTTTGGAAATTACTAGGTGTTAAGAAATCTTTTATATTTTTAGTTTCTTTAATATCGTTATCACTTTTATTATATTTGCTATCATAATAATCTATTATCAAATCTCCCGCAATATTATAATAATCAATTTCTTTGTTTACGATATTATTATATTTTAGGTCTAGTTCATCTTTTCGATTAATTAATTTTAATTTAGTATTTATTATATCTGGAGTGTTTACTATATTATTTATTTCATTTAATGAATTTTTAATATCATCAATTTCAATTAATATATTGGCTAATTCTTTTTTATCTTGTATTATTGATAAAGCCATTTGTTTATATTTATTATCTATTGTGAAAGATTCTTTATGGTCGCTATATTTATAAGACCGAGATTTATTTTTTTTAACAAACTGCATAAATTAATATTATGTATTAATAATATACTAAATAATAATTTTATATATAATTAAAATAATTATATATAAATTATATATTTACATATAATTATTTTAATTATATAGTATTCAAATATAAAATTATTATTTAGTATAAAATTAATAAAAAATATAATATATATAAAATTATATTTTTCTACATTATATTATATATAAGTAATGGGTGGTGGATTAATGCAATTAGTAGCTTATGGTGCACAAGATGCATATTTATCAGGAAACCCTGAAGTAACTTTTTTTAAAGTGGTCTATAGACGACACACAAATTTTTCCGTAGAACCAATTCAACAAACCTGGAACGGCGCACCTGATTTTGGACGCACGGTAACTTGTAATATTAATAGAAACGGAGATTTAATTACTAACGTATATGTTACAGTATTATTAAATGCGATGCCAGCATCAACCGTTGGGTGGGGGTACGTTAAGCGTTTAGGACATGCTATGATTGATGGTATTAAGATAGAAATCGGAGGTTCTAAGATCGATGAGCAATACGGTGATTGGTTAAATATTTGGTATGAATTGACGCACAAGCAAGGACAAGAAAAAGGATATGATAAAATGATCGGAAACATCGATAAATTAACTACTATTAATACACAAGGTAAAAAGGCATATCAACTATATGTTCCTTTACAGTTTTGGTTTAATCGTAATAATGGATTAGCGCTTCCATTAATTGCTTTACAATATCATGATGTAAGAATTACATTAGTTTATCGCAAAGCTCTTGAGTGTATTAATTGGGTCGGTGATTCAACAAGTTATCCATCTATGTTACCATCTATGCAAGATTCATATTTATTAATTGATTATATTTATCTTGATTCTGAAGAAAGAAAAAGATTCGCACAGGCTTCGCATGAATATTTAATTGAACAGCTTCAATTCACTGGTTCTGAATCTCTTACAACAAATCCAAAATATCGTCTTAATTTTAATCATCCTAGTAAATATCTTATATGGGCGCCTCATTTAGAAAGATATAATAGCCGTTCCGAATGGCTTGCTTATAGCGATTCAAATGATTGGACTAATGCTAGGGATAGATTTGCAAAAATCTTATACATTGCTTCACGAGCATTTAAAAATGATACATCATTAAATTCAAATAATGAAGTAGTTGTTAAATCTCCTTTAGAAGTTACCGAAGGGGGGGTAATGTTTGAAGCAGATACTCGAGATGGTTTATCAGAACTCGTAAAAAGTCTTTTGGATAAAGTTGATGTTCGTCTTGTATGCCAATCAACTGGAACAGTCGAAGATCCTAATAATGCTATTATCGCCGAAATCACACCAGGTGTCGTCGGTGGAGATTTAATTAGTCAACTTCTTATTAATAGTCTGGTAGCTCGAAACGATCTTACTATGGAAGATATTTCTAGGAATGCTGCGCAATTTAGTGAATTAAATAGTACTATTATTAATGCCGCTAAAATTAGTACTGTTGATTACTATAATTATGGTAATTTTATTGATGGTACCGACAACCCAATATTCAATGCTAAATTACAACTTAATGGACATGATCGCTTCCAAGCAAGAGATGGAAATTATTTTAATTATGTTCAACCATTTCAACATTTCTCCAACACTCCATCAGATGGAGTAAATGTTTACAGTTTTGCATTAAAAGCCGAAGAACACCAACCAACAGGAACTTGTAACTTTTCTCGAATTGATAATGCTACATTACAACTTGATTTAGGTTTATATAATATGGCTCCTCTTAAAGATAGCTCATATGCATCTAGTTATATCGGTTCAGGGTCTTTACTTAATATTTATACAATGAATTATAATGTTCTTAGAGTTTTATCGGGTATGGCTGGATTAGCTTACAGCAATTAAAAATATTATTAAAAATAGTTTCACCGTAATATATTATTATATTTTCAAAAATATAATATAATAATATAATATATTATTTTTCAATCTCGATACCTAATATTTCAAAATATAATAATTTTTTTATAGAACATGTTAAATTCATTAATCGATAGTAAAAAAAATTGAATTATATATATATATACATATATATATATAATAATATAAATATAATAAATAATATGATGCATAATATGAATAATACAGAAATTATTAACAATGAAAAAAATATTTCAGTTCAAGATAATGAGAAAAAAAATAAGTTGTCCAAACAAAGATTAGGACAATTTTATACAACTAATCATGAATATATTTTACAAGGAATGAAAATCCCCGATAACATTAATAATATTATAGAACCTTTTACAGGTAATGGCGATTTAATAATATTTATAGAAAACGAACAAAAAAAAAATAATGTCAAATATATTATTGAATGTTATGATATAGAACCAAAAAAGAATTATATTATAAAAAAAGATACTATAAATAATCCACCCGATTATAATAATAAATATTTAATAACAAATCCTCCATATTTAGCAAGAAATAAATCAAAAGATAAATCATTATTCAATAAATATTATGTGAATGATTTATATAAATGTGTTATTAAAAATATTTTAACTAATATTTGTTTAGGAGGAATATTTATTATTCCATTAAATTTTTGGTCTTCGATCCGTATAGCAGATATAGAATTAAGAAAAGCATTTTTAGAAAAATATAATATTGTATTGTTAAATATATTTGAAGAAAAAGTTTTTGATGATACGACTTATACTATTTGTTCTTTTCAATTTGAATTAAAACAAAATAATGATAATAATAATAAATTAAATATTATTGTATATCCATCTAAAATAAGTATAAAAACTGAACTAAATGATAATAATAATTTTATGATTGGTGGTGATATATATAATCTAAAATTAAAAAATAGATATAAAATAACAAGATTAACAAAAAAAAATAAAGAAAAATCAAATACAAATATTTTAGTAAAATGCATAGATGATAATATTAATTCACAAATAGGTTTATCATTCGTTGAAGATAAATATATATATATAGATGAAACACCAAATCAAACTGCGAGAACGTACGCAACATTGATAATAGAGCCAAAAATAGAAAAAGATAAACAAAAACAATTAATAATAAAATTTAATAAATATTTAGAAGAACATAGAAAAAAATATAATTCATTATTTTTAACTAATTATAGAGAAAGTAAAGATATAGCGCGAAAAAGAATATCATTTGATTTGGTATATTCTATTACTGAATATATATTAGATAATTATAATGTTATATAATAATTATTATAATATTATAATGTTATATAATAATTATTATAATATTATAATATTATAATATTATAATAATTATTTATAATTTATATGTTTTTCTTTTGAAAATTGTATAAACTACCTATGTATGCATATTTTATTACTTTTTTGTATTTTTCTTTATTGATTAAAAATTTAAATTTATCCATATTATTATAGCTTGTATCTCCATCTAAAATATTAATGAAGTATATATTAGTAGTATTAAATTTTATTAAATATTCTAATTGATATGTAATAAAATGATACACTTCTCGCAATGTTCTCGTTTGCGCTCCACCTCTATCACATACAAATTTTAGATTATAATAGTATTTATTATAATTTTTTATTATCAATCCATCGAAATTTTCACTCCATTCATATCCATCATTATTTATCATTGGATATTTTTTACTAATAATTTCATTAGTTTCCATATTGATTCGGTCATCGGTTTTTATTAATTTAACCATAGTTATTTTTTCAATTAAGTTAATTTGATATTTTTCACATTCATTTGATTTACCATTTTTATACCAATTTCTATTTTTACGCCAATCTTTTGTTTGATAAAATGACGATGGAATCAAAATATATTTTCGTGTCAAATATCCTCTAAAATATTTTTGAATAGTTGTAATATTTATTATATTTTCATGATTATTATATAATTCTGGAATTATTTTTGTTAATTCATACATTGCTTTCGATATATTATATAATATCATAACTTATTTATTTTATATGATTATAATTCAATTTTCATCATATTAACTGTAATATGATGAAATTTGAATTATAATCATTTTTAAAATAGATGATAAAATACAAATAATATATTTTTAATAATATAATATATTATTTTCCAATCTCGATACAAACTATTTCAAAATATAATTTATAAATATTAAAAATAAAAAAAAATGAAATAATATTATTTAAAATAATATATAATATATCAAGTTTTTTAATCTATTTAGGTTAGAAAGATATTTCTTCGAAACATATCGAATAATTTATCGAATAACCTTAATCTAATGGTGCTAGTAAATCTTATTAATTCGATTAATTGCGAAAATATTATCAATTATGATGTTGATACTTTCTGTGAATTGATTGAAGCAATAAATAAAAAATATAAATTATTTTTATTATTGGAAACTTCCTATTCATTAATCCCAATTTATCATTCATTAACAAATAATGATAATATACATGAATTAAAGAATACTTATTTTTTTCTTTTGTTAAACTATGATATTGTGCTATTAGATGAAATATTATATATTGAAAAAAATAATAAAAATAATATTAACAAAACTATAGAGTTAATAAATAAACTTAACCAATTATTTAAAAACAAAATATTATATAACGATAGTATATTTTTATTATTTCTTGCTAGAAATTTAAATTATAAAAATCTGGATTGTTATGAAAATATTAGTACAGAATTAAAAAATAATAAATGTTTTATTGCGGACCTTGTAAAAATACGGTATTCTTTTTTAAAATATGCTTCTTATAATATACGAAATAATAAAGAAATTGTATTAGCCGCAATAAATCAAAATTACAATTCTTTGGAATATGTATCCGATGATTTAAAGAATAATAAAGAAATTGTATTAGCCGCAATAAATCAAAATTACAATTCTTTGGAATATGCATCAGATATTTTAAAAGATGATTATAATATTGTATTTGAAGCAGTAAAAAAAAATGGGTATGCTTTAAAACATGCTTCTAATACATTAAAAGATAATTATAATATTGTATACACTGCAATTAATCAAGATGGAAAATTATTAAAGTACGCTTCAATTAATTTGAAAAATAATTATGATATTGTATCAACAGCGGTAAATAATTATGGGGATTCTTTAGAATATGCATCCGATGATTTAAAAAATAATAAAGAAATTGTATTAACTGCTATAAAAAAGTATGGAAGAGCTTTAGAATATGCATCAGATATTTTAAAAGATGATTATAATATTGTATTTGAAGCAGTAAAACAAAATGGTTATGCTTTAAAACATGCTTCTAATACATTAAAAGATAATTATAATATTGTATACAATGCAATTAACCAAGATGGATATTTATTAATGTACGCTTCAATTAATTTGAAAAATAATTATGATATTGTATCAATAGCCGTAAACAATTACGGGTATGCTTTAGAACATGTTTCAGATGATTTGAAAAACAATAGAAATATTGTATTTACGTCTGTAAAAAATGAACCAATGGCGTTAATATTCGCATCAAAACGTTTACAATGTAATAGAGAAATTGTATTAGAAGCAACAAGACAAAACGGTCGTTATTTATTACATTCTCCTAAATATTTACAAAATAATCAGAGTTTTTTATTAGACGTACTCAAAATAAATAGTAACGCTTTACAATATGTTCCCAAAATTATACAATATGATAGATATTTTTTATTAGATATGTTAAAAATAAATGGTATGTCTTTAAAAGTTGTAAATAAAACTTTAAAAAATGATAGGGAAATGGTATTAATGGCTATACAAGAAAATGGTCAATCTTTAGAATATTGTTCTAAATTTTTAAAAAAAGATAAAAAAATTGTATTAACCGCGGTAAGTAATAATGGAAATGCTTTAAAATATGCATATAAATCTTTAAAAAGAGATAGGGAAATTGTATTAGCCGCCGTAAATAATAATGGAAATGCTTTACAATATGCATATAAATTTTTAAAAAATGATAGAGAAATCGTATTAGCTGCCGTAAATAATAATGGAAATGCTTTAAAATATGTATCCACTTTGTTAAAAAATGATAGAAATATTGTATCGTCCGCTGTAATTAAAGACGGGACTTATTTAAAATATGTATCAAAATCTTTAAAAAACGATAGAGGGTTTTTATTAGATATAGTAACAAAAAATAAAGGTGATTTATATTATATACCAAAATATTTCCAAAACAATAAATTATTTTTATTAGATATGCTAAAAATAAATGGCATCGCATTAAGACACTTTACTAAAATTTTAAAAAAAGATAGAGAACTTGTATTAGCCGCTGTAAATAATAATGGGGAATTTTTAAAATATGCTCATAAATCTTTAAAAAGTGATAGAGAGATTGTATTCACCGCCGTAAATAATAATGGAAATGCTTTACAATATGCATATAAATTTTTAAAAAATGATAGAGAAATCGTATTAGCTGCTGTAAATAATAATGGAAATGCTTTAAAATATGTATCTACTTTGTTAAAAAATGATAGAGAAATTGTATTATCTGCCATAAGTAAAGACAATCATTGTTTAATATATGTTTCAAAATCTTTAAAAAATAATAGAGAATTTTTATTAGACATGGTAACTAGAAATAAGGTCGATATTAGTAATTACGGTTAATTTTACAAAAAGTTTACAAATGTCAAAAATTTGACTTGATATAAATATGTAAAATCAACCGTAAAAGTACCACTAAATGGTATGATAGCATTTGACTTTTTAGATTGATTCACTAATATTGTTATAACAATATTAGTGAATTATTTAATATATAAGTTGCCATCGTTTATGTTATTTTAAAACCTTAAATAATCGTAATAATGGAAATTTTATATTTTAATCATTCGATGAATATTATTTATAAATACAATAAATAAATACAATAAATATAAAATATAATACAATAAATATATAATAAACAAATACTATAAAATAAAAATTTAAATCGAGTATATATAGACATTTTATAGTATTGACTGATTTTTTGACATTTTTAAACTTTTTATGAAATTGACAAAAACTTATTTATTTTATATAATTATACTTCAAATTTTATTATATTATGATAATATAATAATTTTTTATTAACGATACTATGATGAAATTTAAACATAATCATTTTTAAAATATATTATAAAATATGATAAATATGAATAATACAATATAATATATTATATTGTATTATCGGTACCTAATATTTAAAAATATAATTAATTTTTTACATTTATAATTTTTTTATAGATCATGAGTATATTCATTTACTAATTATTTTTTTCATTAATATATTTAGATTTATATTTTAGATATTTTTGATAATATATATTATCAACATATGACGCTTCCTTTATTGGTTCGGCACCTATATCTTTAGGTGATTCATCTGTAAGAGATATAACAATGTCATCTAATTTTATTGGTATGTCAGAATTATCTAATATTTCTAGTTCTATTACATTAATATGAACTGATAATAAATTATTATCTTTATTAGGTATGAAAATTTTTTTAATATTATTATTTAAAACTCTAAAAGATAAATTATTTTTTAATAATATTTCATTCCCTTTAGTACAATAACCAAAGAAAAGCCAATTATTTTGTTTTTCTTTTGATAGTTTTATTTTCAGTAAATTGCTAATTGGTGAATAATACCGTGTCCATGTATCGTACAAATTAAATTTATCAGGTGTCGTAGACAAAAAAGAAGGAAACATAATTATGTCATTTATTTTATATTCTAATATAATTTTTTTATCTATAAAACCATTATTTGAATCTATGCGATATACATAAAATTCATCCTTGAATGTATCTAAAAATGTATTATACTTGGGTGACTTATTTAATATATTAATTGAGGTTCTTATATGTTGTTTAATGTCTTCAAAATATTGGGATAATTTTGTATTAAATTTATATGCCTTATCCATTTCAGTATTTATTGTAGAGTCTCTAGTATATGTGTAAATAACATCTGAATGTTTCTTGTAATCAACTACATCTTCATTATCGAATTTATTAAAATTATTTAAATATTCTTTATCACAAAATAAATCTTTACAATCCTCAACTTTTTCGATCATAATTAAAAATTTTTCATACGATGCATCATCTTTAATAATATCGTAATTATTTATATAATAAATAGGATGATTACTAATACCTTTCGCTTTGTTTTGTATACTTAATATGTATTTGTTATAGTATTTCACGTAATTACTATTATAATTATAATATAGGTCTATATCATTAACCTTATAATTTATGATTGTATTAGTTATGTATTGTTTTATATTATTATCATAACATTCTAAATCCAATTGTATACTATCTAAATAACGTAATAAAAAGCATGGACTTTTAGTATCATTTTTATCTTTTTTATATCCAAATCCATTAAGATTTATAAACTCCTTAGAACAATCACCACAATTACGATATAAACGAAAGTAAAAATGTTTTCCATCATTATTATATTCTATAGTTTCGTTCTCAGTAATATCAATATCAGTATATTTTTTTTTATTTTCGGGTACTGTATTTTCTAAAGAATATATGCATTCAAATATTACGTAACCCTTTGTTTTATTTATATATGCATTATTTACTATATAATACATATCAAAATTATTATTATTATCTCTAAATAAGGTATCTATCTCATTGAAATACCATTCATTAATATAAATATTATAAATATTTATATTATTAGTTTCCGTAGTTATATATAAATTTATATCCTTGTTAAAACCAGGTATACTATAACATGGATATAGAATACTTAAAATTATCTTTTTCATTTTAATATTATCAACATTATTTATACTCATATATATATATATATATATATTAATATTATAATATATTATAATATTAATATATATATATTAATATTATAATATATTATAATATTAATATATGACATCAACAGATGATTTATTAACAATAATTTATAAAAAAATGTTTGGTTTGAATAATATAGAAAACATAGAACTAGACACAATATTTCAAGCAGAATCTTACATATCCAACGATCTTAATCAATATGATGATACTTTAATATCTAATGATATTACTATATTATCCAATGTAAATATTAGTAGGTCTTGTTATATAACTAACAATTTAGATATTAGTAGTTTAAATATTTCTGGACATTATTATGCAAATAATAGTACTATTATTTCTAATCTTAATATTGTAAATGATATGTATATTACAAATAATATCGATGTAACGGGAGATGGAGATATATTAAATACATCTACCATTTTATCATCTTTAAATATATCAGATAATGCGAGAATCAACGATGATATGATAATAACAAATGGTAATATTTATTCAGTAAATGATGAATTAAATATAATAGCAGATTATATAAATATAGGTAATGGTGATTCTATAATAAAAATTAATGGTTCATCATCATCTATTATCGCATCAGAATTAAAATTTTTAGATAATATAGTAACATTAAATATTAACCCGATTGACGAAACAGCTTTTGACGAAGGTCATGAAAGTGGTTTTGAAATAATGGGAGTAAGTGGTATTGGATATATTAAAGTATCTGATGATTGTGCTAGATTTAAAATAAAAGCTCCGTTAAATCCAACATTTGAATATGTTTGTACAACTGATGGAATTGATGAAAATTTTATTATTAGCGGTAGTGCAATTTTACATAATAATTCTACCTTTTTTTCATCATTATATATATCTAACAAAACTTGGTTAAATGGTAATACTACCATATTATCAGCTCTTGATGTATCAGGTATATGTATATTAAATGGAATGACTCAAATTGAAAGTGATTTAAATATATCAGGATATTGTTTATTGAATAATACGACAATAAATTCAAACTTAAAAATATTAGGAAAAACTAATATAGATAATGATACTATTATAAAGGGAGATTTGTATATTTCAGGGAATACAAATGTTAATGGCATAATAACAATGTCTTCAATATTAAATATTAAAAACCCTGTAGTAATAAATAATAATATAACTATATGTTCTGAATTCAATGTTTCGGGAGACACTACCATAAATGGGAATGTTACTGTATTATCATATATTGATATTGTTGGAAATGTAATTATGTATCAGGATACTAATATCAACGGGTCGATAAATATATTAGGCGATACTATATTTATGAATAGCGTCACAATGGATTCAAAATTAACAGTTTCTGGTATAACTGAATTCAAAGGAAATGTTACATTAAATTCAAATGTAAATATAATAGGTTATTTAAAAAATAACCTATTGGAGTTTTTAACTAATGACGATGCTAAAAATAATGGTATACCAATCGGCGGTATGTATAGAACTGGTGGAATTGTTAAAATTAGAGTAGATGATAATCTTAATTAAATATTTATTCTTCAATAATATCTGATAAATTTATTTCAGAATTTTCTTCATTTAAATTATCGTCCTCTTTTAATTTATTTTCTTTATGCCGTTTAGTAGATTTATTGGATTGGCTTACTTTATTTTGCATAGGTATATAATTTTTATTAACCTTTTCATAGTTACTGGAATTCATCAAAGACTCAAAAAAGTTTTTGGAAACACGATACGGTTTTTTTTCACTATCTAAAATAATATACTCTAATTTATTATTTATTATATCCTCAGGGTTACAATATAAATTTTTTATTGTATTACGTCCCAAGTACAAACATAACCCTATAATTGCTATAAAAACAGCAATAATTTTTATTTTGTGATTATATAAATTAGCTAAAACCCCATTTTTCATATTTGAAATAACATTATTAGTTGGTTCTAAATTATTATTATTATCAATATTGGGAATATTAGGAATAGGAATAGGATTATTAGTATACGTATCCGTCATATATATATATTATATTATAATATATATGTTTATATATATAAATCATAATAAATAAATTATAATTGTTATATTATCAGTAGAACCGATATTATAAGCATGTATCGCTAATTCTTTGGCAATATTTCCTTTAAATTTGTTATTAATAGAATTTAATATAAAATCAACAACATCTTGATTTGATACTACATCCCACAAACCATCGCACGCCAATACAATAAATTTATCTGTTTTTGATATCTTATATTTATATACATCGGGTTCATTAATAACATATGGTCTACAGTCGAGATCACCGAATGCTCTTGATAAAGAAAGACCTTTTATCCTCCAATCGAATCCATCAAATATTATATTTCCACCCAAGTCAATAATTCTTTTTTTTTCACTAGGTTTGTTAGGTTTATGATCATTTGTTAATACTTCACCTATGTCTTTATCATTACATTTAATACATCTTGAATCACCTAAGTTTAATACTAATATATTTCGCAATGATGTAACTTCTTCAATGTATTCAATAATGACACACGCCGTGGATCCACAGTAATTAATAGCCTTAGGATGAACCGTTTCCAATTCTTTCTGAATGAAATTAAATATATATATCAATTTATCTATATTTAATGATTTATTATATGAATATTTTATTTTATTATTATTATATTTATTATTTTTATTCATAAATATTTCTAAAAATATATTTTTTAAAAATTTACTAACAACACCTCCGCCATGTCCGTCAAAAACACCTAGTAGATTTATTTTATTATAATTTGCATTTTTTTCGTTAATATTCATACATGTAATATACTGATCTTCATTATTATCTCTTTTCCCTATAGTAGAATATTTATACAAAATCATAGTATAATATATATATTATATAATTAGTTATATAGAAATATACATAACATATATAAATAAGCATTATATATATTTTAATTATATATAATGCTTTCGTTCGATGATGAATATATTAAAAATGTTTATAATAATATAGAACGCGTTAAAAATATTAATATGTTGCCTATTAATCATCAAAAGTTTTTGGATAAAATGAAACATGATTTTTCATTTAATCCAAACACATGTTATGATATAGGTTCTGCTGTGTTACATTGGACAAGGCATGCCGAAAGAGTATGGCCAGATACAAAAATATATTTATTTGATGCGTTTTCTCCATTAGAAAAAATTTATGACGGATATGAATACACAATAGCTGTATTAAGTGATGTAGATGATAAAGAAATAAAATTTTACCAAAATGATTTTTATTTCGGTGGAAACTCATATTATAGAGAGATTGGTTGTAATAATGGGTCTTTCTTTCCAGAAACTAACCATATATTAAAAAATACAAAAACAATAGATTCTATAGTATCTGAAAAAAATTATAAATTACCCGATTTAATAAAAATAGATGTACAGGGAGCCGAATTAGATGTTTTAATTGGAGCTGTTAAAACATTAAAAAATGCATCATATTTATTAATTGAACTCCAAGAAGTTCAATATAATATAAACGCTCCGCTGGTAAAAAAAACAACAGAATATCTAAATTCAATTGGTTGGGAATGCATACAAGAAAAGTTTTCCGATAATGGACCCGATGCGGATTATTGCTTTAAGAATAAAAAAAAATTGAATTAATAAATATATATATATAAAATGTATTAATAATATATAATTAATCCAATGGAATATTATACTTATAATTTTAGTGAAGAACAAACCGAATTAATAAATGACCAGAATTGTTTAGGAGTATTATCTAAATATGGTATAATAATGTTTACTTATAGATTTCAAATAAATCAAGAAATACTAAATATAGACTATGTGATGAAACATTACGACCCAAACAATATTACTTGTATTACGGCAATAGTGTCATCATTAACAGTTTTTAATACGATGATTTCAATTTTACTTAATTCAATGAAATGCATCTTACTATTATTACAAAAAGATAATAATGAACCAATTATTTACGAAAATCTTTATTATTTTTGGTCTATTTATAGTATATTTATCAGACCAACTTATGATATGTATGATGATATAGATAAAAAATTATTAGAAATTAATAATAAAATATATAAAACACCGTATGTAATGTATTTAGAAAAAATAAAAAGAATCTATAATATTGATATTTTATTATCAACTCTTATAATTCACAAGATTAACAAAATATTAAACGCATCACAAAACTAATTAAAATATACAGCCCTACATTTAAACATATCTTGATCTTTAGTAATATTTTTTACTATATCATTATATTTTTTACCATTTAATAAACGTATAATAAAATTCATTGAATATACGCCACATTCAGTATTTTTTGTTTGGTGTTGTATTGTATTATACCGTAATATACATTTATCATTATCTTTATTAGAAATATTAAAATATTTTAGTAATGATTTAATAAAAGCACCTATTAATATATTAGGTGGTTTTCCAACTGAATCAAAAAAATATATTTTTATTTTCTCACGTAAATCAATATATAAAGAAACCCAATGAGAACCCGATTGATAACTTTTATCATTATTAAAAATAATTCCAAAAATTTTTTTATTATTATATTTATTAATAAATTTCATGTTAGTAAAATCTTTTTCAATTTCCATAAAATCACTAGGCCAAGCTCCCAAAAATTTAAAATCCTTATATTTATTTTCATATTGAAACATTACCTTATTGATATCATAAGTACTTAGCCATTTTTTATTTTTTTTTGGTCCTTTTGGTCTAAATATATTATTTTTTATTTGATGATTAATATTTAGATCTGGTATATTTAACCAATCCATCTCATTGGCATAACCTTTTAAATAATATTTAATATTTTTATAAAGATCATCGTAATCATTATTCGTTTTTATATTTTGATTATGATATTTATTTATACTATTAGCTAAATATCTAAGGTCTTGATATGAATAACAAGACCCGTTTATATTATCTTTTGAAGGAGCGCAATTTAATTCTTTTGACATATATTATTTATATAATATATTAAAATATAATAATATATATAATATATATATATTATTATATATATAAGATGGAAAATGAATATAAACAAAAATATATAAAATATAAAACTAAATATTTAGAAAGACTCAACTATCTACAACAAAATGGTGGAGGTCATGAAAAAAACGAGAAAAAAAACGAGAAAGAAAACGAAAAAAAAAAACAAAAGGGCTCAGAACAACATGGTGCAAAACATAGTAAAAAAGCCAATACAGAAAATTTTTTTGATTTAACAAGTTTACCCGCATACAGTTCTTCTTCCGAAGAAATTGCTTAATAAATTATTATAATTATATTATTGATATAATTTCGAAGATATGTAATAATAAAATATATCATTGTTGGCAACTAAGTAAAAAAATAATTATCTACTTTAAATAATATGATAAATATTATTTAAAGCACCTACTACATTATTATGTAGTAGATACCGTTATGTTTCTTGTTAAAGTCATTAAAATATTACTAGTATTATTATCTATAGCAATATATGTTATAATATAAATATTTATATTGTCAGTATTTATATAAGATATATTTGTATTATTTACGAAACTTAAATTATCATCTATATATTCCACTTCATTAATATCTTTTATAGAAGAAATATATACAGTGATATTATTTAAATAATTATCAGAAATACCAATACCTTGTTCTATATAAATATCATTTAAAATAATATTTATATTAGTATTGCCTATAATATAAATAGGATATATAGTATTTCTTATTTTCCAAGCAACTGGGGTTAATATTATGTTATCACTAAATAACGCCTCTGAATAAAATGTTCTTTGGGTTATTCTATCATATACAAACAAGAAAATAGCTTTATTATTTCCATATATAAATGGATTATTTAGTCTAATATGTTTTAATAAAACCCCTTCATTTGAATATATCTTAAATTCATACAAATTTAAATTTGTATTTTTATACATCGATAAATATAATCCATTATATGCATATTCTAACATATCTCCATAATCATAAATAATAGTAGAATTATTATTTACATTACCTGCACTATTGGTTTTAATATCAATAACTGATAATGCCTGGTAATCTCGTAAATTACCTAAACCATCATTACTTGGATCTAATCTAAAATCTATAACAACGTTATCTGTATCAACGGTATTATATTTAATTTTTAATAACATTGACCAAAAATTATTATTTATATCAAAATTCTGTAGAGGAACTGGTATTTTAATACCCCAACCAGAAATATTATAATAATAATCCGTAGATGCTATTTGTGATAATATACCATTGTCTATTACTATAGAAGATAAAGAAGTATTATAATATTCTGAATAATTAACATCATTAGTATCCGTAGATAAATTAAAATTTTTATATATATTATTTTCAGTATATTCTACATAATTTATATAATCGGATATAGCATTAATTATTTTAATTTGTCTACTTATAGTTATTATATTATTATTATTATCTTTCGATGCATATGTTAATATATAAGTTTTTTCTACAGATGTGTTGATTTCTGGAATTTGTTTATTATTATTAATTAATATAGCATTATTTAAAAGTTCGGTTGTATTATGCAATATTGACACTAAATAAACTGGAAAATTTTCATCAGATGAAACACCGGATTCTATATAAATCGTATTCGCTAAAACATATTCAATATATTCACCTATTAAAACAATAGTCGGTGGTGTTACATCATCTCTAATTCTTACAATATTACCAGTTCTAAATAATCCACCTAGAGGTATATTATTCAATGCTGCTATTTTACTATTTTCAAACTCTTTTAAATTAGGTAATATTATTATATTATTTGTGTTCAAATTAGATCCTATTGTTATATTTCCATCTACTGTTAAATTATTAGAAATATTAATATTGGAGCTAGATGATATATTTAATGAAACCATATCATTATCTATATTTAAATTGGATAATATTGAAACATTATCACTAAATACCAAATTTGATAATATAGTAATATCATTTGAATATATATTATTATTAACAATAATATTATTATTGTTAAAAATAGCATTCGTTGTAATATTACCATATACGATAACATCATCACTAAATATAATATCTTTTTTAATATCTAAAGTATCGCAAATTAATGTATTTAAATATACTGATGATAATATAGTTATATTATTATTATTGTAAAAAGTATTCATTATAGTAATACTATTAGATGAAAGATTAATAGTATTAAAATTATTAACAACTGTAAATGAATTAATATTTAATTCTAGTAAATTACCAGAATCTGAAATATATAAATTATCTATCAAAGCATTATTTAATATTGAATCATTTGATACATTTAATTTATCATTGACGGAGACATTATTATGAAATAATGAATTTCCTGTTATAATCAAATCATTGTTTAATTCTAATTCACATATATAATTAACTATATCATCATCAGGTAATTTTATGTTAAAATATGTATTTTCTGTATTTGATAATATATAACCATCATTATTATTAATCGATTGTATTAAAATACCACAATTATTACCAGTATCTATAGATGAATTATTGCTATTATAGTTTAACGCTAATACTTTATCTGATATTTCTATATCAGTTGTCATGATATTTAAATAAGTTCCGTTTATGTTAATATTAGAGTTGACATTCCCTATATTAATATTATCACTATCAATAAGTAAATCTAATGTTGATAATATAGTAATTGTATTTATATGATTAACATTACATAATCCACTAATATTTACATAATTGGATGTCATATTGCTAACATTTAAATTATTTAATATTTCTATATTATTAAAATTATTTAAATCATTTATTATAGTTAAATCCGTAAAACAATTTATAATATTACATGTAATATTATTAATATTACAATTAGTTGTCGATATATTCTTAGTATATACTATATTATTATTACTCGGGCTAATTAAATCACCAAATATATTAATATCATTTGAAAAATTTAATTCAGAATTAATAGTCATGTTTGAAAAGGTTGTTAAGACTCCATTAAATATAATATCGGGAGTATTATCATTAGAAATTATATTTTCAATATTAAACATTTTTTTATATATGTTTGTTAAGTTTTGTTCCATTATTATAATTATTATTAAAATAATAATTATAATATATTAAAACTAATTATTTATTTTTATTCTGTAGATTTTTTAGATTTTTTTAGCCACCCATATCTCCACGCTATGAATATAAGGGCTCCAACAATTATGGCAAATACCACGATACTAACCACGATAATGATTGTAGTCAAATTAATTCCTTCGGTTGCATTTTTTATTTTTGAATCAATATCGGATGCGTATTTGTCAACTACTTTGATTACAGAATTTTCTTTTAACATACAATTAGCAACAGCGTTTTGAGTTAAAGTTTGAGATATGTCTGATATATTAACTATACAATCCTCCTGGTTACAATCTCCTTTATTCTTACAACGCAGTTTATAAGAATCATCATCCCAACAATGTTTTGCGCATGAAGCCTCATACCCATCCATTTTAATATATTGATTGGCTATATTATCTTGAACACACTTACCCACATTACTAATATTAAGTTCTTTAGTAACTTCTTGAACAAGTCTATTAACCGATTCAGTCTTATTTACAGTTGTATCCAAAAACCCCGGACTACCTTTCATAGTTTGTTCAATATTCTCTTTTAATTTTTTATTAACCTCTCGTTCTAGATCTTCTTTATTAGATACATTTTGGGCGCATGTAAAATTTGGTACAGAAGTAGATGTTTGACTAATTCTACTAAAATTTGGTTTACATCCTTCTTGGATCTTGATATTAGACATATTTATAAATTGATTACTAGAGTTATTCTGAGAACAATTTTTAGAACTTTGTAGTAAAGTATTAGTAATTGATTTATTTATGTCTTCTTTAAGATTTTTTGTAAGATTTTGACTCGTACCTAAGAATTCTTCCATTATATAATATATATATATAATAAGTAATATAATATAATTATTATATATATATATATGTATATATATATATATAATGAGTGATTATAAACAACAAATATCTGATTTAGATAATCAAATGGACAATTGTTTAAAAGTAGTAGAAGAACATCGTACTAGAAGTTCTAAATATGATAAGGACTTAATAGATTATCAAAATTCTGAAAAAACATTTTTCGCCGATAATAATAAATACAAAATAGATTTATCAAAATGGGAAAATGACAAAAAAACATATTATTCTAATATTAGAGGTGAACGACAGGAAGGTCTTTGTGGTGGGGTCGATGGTAATGATAAAAGAACATCGTGTCATCTCAAAGAACCAAAACAAAAATGGGATTGGGATTCTAATACATCTTCAAAAGGGTGTGGTGGTATGTTTGAAATCAAAACACGACCAAAATGTAAAAGAACAGATTCGTATTCAAATGAATTATTAGCAGCCTGGGAAAATAAGTATCGTAGACCTATTGAGCCCGTCCAAGAAATATTAAAACTACCAATTCCGCCAACATTAGGTTCGGTAACTTGTTGTGGTATAGATCTTTCTAACATGACAGCAAATAGCGGAGTAAATATAAGTGATATAAAACAAACATGCGGAAATGAGAAAACTAAAGTACTAAATAATGCAACGCCGGTCGCCGTACCTCAGAAAAATAATGCAACGCCGGTCGCCGTACCTCAGAAAAATAATACACCACTGGTCGTTGGAGCTCAATCTACACCCCCCAATGAAGATAAAAACGATAATATGATATTAATTATCACATTAATTGCGGTGGGTTTTCTAGTAGTTGGCTTAGCTTTGTTAGGGTTATGGCTGTATTTTAGACAAAAACCAACTATCTGAATAAACATTATTTTTATATAATTATATAATAATATTATAATATTATATATATATATATATATATATATATATATAATATGTCAAGTGATAAAGAAATAAAAGATTGTAAAGAAGCTGTAGCGGGATATTTGGTTAGACGTGTCAAATATGAAAAGGATTTAGAAGAATATAATAAATTGGAATTAGCATACGTAAAAGAAATGGTTGCATACGAAAAACGATTATTCGTTTGGAATAATAAGTGGAAATACTATAGACCAATGTATCTTGATTATCTTAAAAAAGCGGAATTTTACGCCCCCTGTACTGGTATAGCGAAGTCCGCTAAAGATGCCGCATGTAGGGGGGGTAAAGGTAACGTGGGGGCTGTTGGTGACTGGGAATTGAATGAGGCTAAAGACTCAAAGGGTTGTGTATTTGGGAGAGCATCTCCTGCATGTAGACTAAAAGAAGATGCCATAAGCGCATTAATGATTAAATACGATAAAGATCGAGGGAAACCAATGATACCTCATCTGATGAGGATGGATAAACCAGTTTTAATACCATTAGGTAATGGGTCTTGTTGTGGTCTTAACCTAAATGACTTAGATAAGATGGATATGAAGACACTAACCCAGAATGATCAGATGATGATTTTAAATAAGAGATGTGAGGGAGTAATTAAAGAAAGGGACCTCAAGGCAAAAATAATAAGGCCCGAAAATTTTATAGAAAGACCTAATACAATTCTAGATTATTGGGACACGCCCTATAAAGTTGATGGAAATTTATCAGTAGACGAATGTAAAGTAAAATGCGACGATGATATAAAATGTAAAGCATTTATGCGAATGTATCCAAAGCAGAATTTATCGGTCAGGAGTGGGACATATAATAATGAACAATGTGCTTATTTATCTAAGTTGAATAATCCTAAAGTGAATAATAATGGTAAAGGACTAGCGTCATTATATGTTAAAGAGCCCAAGAATTTTATAGAAAGACGTGATACAATTCTAGATTATTGGGATAGTCCTTATAAAGTTGATGGAAATTTATCAGTAGACCAATGTAAAGTAAAATGCAGCGATGATATAAAATGTAAAGCATTCATGCGAATGTATCCAAAGCAGAATTTATCGGTCAGAAGTGGGACATATAATAATGAACAATGCGCTTATTTATCTAATTTGCATAATCCTAAAGTTAATGCCAATGGTAAAGGACTAGCGTCATTATATGTTAAAGACTAAAAATTTATTCTAATTGTATTTTATAATTTCCTAAAATATCATTAAGATTTAATAATATTGATGATTATAATTATTATTGTCGTTGTTTTGTATAATTTCGCGTCAACGATACTATAAATAATTGGTATTATGTTTTTAGTCAAATAGTAAAATAAAATATAATATTAATTAATTCACTTATTGGTTTATAAAAAAGATATTAGTATTTATATATACATGAATATAATTTATATATATATATAAATATCATTAAATTAATTGAAAAATTGAATAATAAATCTGAAAAATTATGCTAATGGTCTAAGTCAAATTTTTTGACATTTGTAAACTTTTTATGAAATTACCGCTAGATACAATTATTTTTCCAATATAATAGTATCATAAAAATTATTATTTTAAGGCCATTTTACGTGAGGGCATCCGCCACAATGCCAAAAATCATCTGTATTATACTTCCACCCCTTCTTTTGATAGTCTTCTTGGTCTTTTAAGCATTTAGCACAATCTCCCATGGCTGGTCTATCTCCTCGCCCCTGCAATTTTAGATTATTTTTATTCTCTTTGTAATTCTTCAGTTCAAGAGCCATCGATTCATTATTCTTTTTTTCGAAGTTTCTCAGATTGGTATTATTAATATTAAGATCCAATATTTGTTTATTATTTTGTCCAATTTGCTCCATTATTTTTTTTTGTTTAGCCAATCCACATCCCTCATTTATAGTACTCTCGTTAAACTTTCCCACTGATAACCCAGATAATTTAATACCGCAGCAAGATATATTACTGAAAGGAACTAAAACAGGTTCTATATGTAATAGTGGTTCTGGTTTTATTGGTTTCCCTCGATCTTTATCGTATTTAATCATTAATGCGCTTATGGCATCTTCTTTTAGTCTACATGCAGGAGATGTTTTCATAATTCCACAACCTCTTGAGTCTTTATTCTTATCCCATTCCCAGTCACCAACAGCACCTACGTTCCCTTTATTATTCCTACATGCGGTATCTTTATCAGACCCCATCATACCAGTACAGGGGGCGTAAAATTCCGCTTTTTTAAGATAATTAAGATACATCGGTCTATAGTATTTCCACTTATTATTCCATGCAGCAACTTCTATTTCATACTTTTTCATTTTCTCAAGATCGTTTAATTTAGCCAAATGATAATTTTTAGAATCAATATAATATTGTTTGCTTCTAATTAAATATTCGTTTACTGCTTTTTTACATGACTTCATTTCTTGATCTATAGTAGACAAATCCTTTTGATAATTTGACATTTTATATTTATGTATATATATTATATATTATTTTTTTATTTTATATACATTAAGAATAAAATTAATAATATATATAACAAAAAACCATTGAATGATTACGTGTTTAATTCGCTTTTATAAAAATAAAAAACATTGCGGCGGTGTAAAAATATGTATATTTATGTATATATAAATATAATTTAGGTATATATAAATATAATTATGTCATTAAATAAATTGATTGAAAAATCAAATGAAGAATCTGAAAAATTATTCAATAATAAAGATTTTATATCTTTATTGAGTATATATATTAATAATCCTTCAATGATAGAATCTTTATATAAATTTATTAAAGAACCTGATAAATTACCGATAACTGAATTATTTAGCGAAACTAAAAATGATATTTTAGATAAAGATATTTTAATATATTATGACAAATTGAAAAATATATTAATTAATATGAATATTGCCGAAGATAAAGAATATTTTATGTCTGTTTTAAATAAAAACTCCGGTCATTTAAATTTATCATTAAGGCAAATATTAGTAGAAAAATCATTACGTCTAAAATGATTTTAATACAAAAAATTAGCATATCTCATTGTTATAAAAGATTGTATAAAAAATTTATTATTATATAATAACCTATATTATATATATATATATGGCATATTATAAAAAAAATCAACATAACAAAAAAATCAAAAAATATTCGAATAGACGTAGAAGCCGACGACTAAGACGAGGATCCCGGTGGGGGGCTATCAATTATTGTAAGATTGATGATAGTAACTGCGAAAAATGTAGAATATGCGAAAAATGTAGCATATGTAAGGAAACACCTCTTGAAAAAATACGTATGGTTTTATTAATAATTTCGGCAAGCCTTTTTATAATTTGTATATTACTTTTTTTGTTTATGGTAATATATATTAAAATTCGAAAAAAAGACTCTATATAAATAATGATACATTTTCTTGAAAATGTATCTACTGTATATAAAAAAAAAATAAAAATAGAAAACAAAAAAAAAGAATATATATATATATATATATATATATATATATAATGTCAGATTTTCAAGAAAATTTATCTACAATAGATAAAAAAAAATGTACATGTAGAAAATGCAGTTGTCCGACATGTACATGTGGAGACACATCATGGACTTATATATCTACCGTCCTTATCATAATTCTTATAATTTTTTTATCGTGGCTAATACAAGAACTTATTCGTGCTATATATAAGAAGTTAGTTAAAAAATAACTAATATCTTTAAATAAAAATTAGTCATTTAAATTTATCATAGTTATATAATGATTTAAATCAGAACCACTAATTATTATCTATCAGTGGTTTAATCAAAGGAGAGTCTGAGTGATATATCCATAATATTCTAGTTAATAATTTTCCTAATATTTTACATAATCCGTATATTTTCATATGATAGCAATAATGTTGAATATTTTTAATTTGTTTACCAAAATTAAAAATATTTTCTCTATTTTCATTTATTTTTTCATCTATAATTATTTTATTATTTTGTATAATTATAAATATAGTTTTATTTATATTTTCGGGTATATTGATACTTATATTTTTTAATTCATTTACAATATTATTATAAGGGGGTGTATTCAATAATTCATATTTATTTAAATTATTCTGTATATCATTAGATTCTTTTATTGATATAAAAGAACAAAGGAAATGTGCTATATTTATTTGATTTATTTCTCTAGTATGGTCTTTATCTTCAAATGCTCTTTTTAAAAATGGTATTATATATGATATAATAATAGAATCATTGGAATATCGTAATTTCCAATTCATATGCAAATGATTTATTTCATTTACAAAACTAAATTTCCATTCATTTATAAATTTTTTACTTATATCGTTTAAAAAATATTGTTGATCCAAATTATTATAATTTAAATCTAATGTATTTTCAAATAAATTATTCCATTTTTGTTTATTATTATTATTATTTGATAACATATTTGCATGCATAAGTGTATATATGTTATTATTATTAGTATTAATTATAGGAGGCATACTCGTAGAAAATTTTTTGATTTGTTCCCACGTAAATCCATAGAAAATTATATTTCCTTCTTTATCCAAACCTCGTCTCCCCGCTCTTCCACACATTTGTTGAAATATCATTGGGGTTAAATTAGGTGTATATACTATAACAGCTGTTCTAAAAGGCATACTGACACCATATATTAATGATTTATCACTAAAAACAACACTTAATTGTTTTTGACATGATAACATTTGCACTAATCTTAAATATTGATTAGGTAATTCATCTATATAAATACCAACACCTCTCCATAATAATTTAATAATATAATGATAATCATCTCCTTCTGTTGGAAAATACTGTTTTAATCTTTCAGACCATTCTTTTATTAAATCTTCACGAAAATATTGAACTTGATTTAATATAAAATCAGGGTGGGGTTCATATAATGATATATTATTAATAGTAATAGGTTCTTTATCAAGTATGTGTTGATTATTATAAGTGTCTTTCTTTAGTAATATATTACCCATCATTTCTTTTTGTGATTTTCTATCTTTATCAATTGTTTCCACCGCGTCCCTATTTCCTTTCTTTTCTAGTTTTTTATTTATGTATTTTTGTTTTAATCTATCGCTATAAAGAGTCGGGTATTTTTCTAGTTCTTTATTATTAATATCTATGGCGTATTGTCTTATTGTTTTAAGACAATCGGTTGTATCGCAATTAAATATTATAGCTGGTAAATTATTTTTTTGTTTGAGATCAAAAGTTAAATTTACGATATCTTTTTTATTTTCATTATTTATAATAGAATCATAATTATATTCTTTTAAGAATTCTATAATACTTTTTTCATTTACTTCATACTCAGTATACATAAACTCTAATAATTTATTAAAATATTCATTTGCTTGATCTAATGTTATGCGATCATTTTTTTTAAAATATTTATAAGGTGAAATATCATTAAGATCAAATTTTACGCTTAACTTCTCATATAAATTCCAAATATCAGGTGGTGTTGGTTGTAAAATTAAATTACATAATGATTTATTTTTAATTTGTGATTTGTCTATTAATGATATAGGTCTAATTGGCACTAGATTAGTATCGTAATAATAACGCTGTAAATTAAAAAACCTTTTTTTACAGATTATCTTATCAACATTTTTATTTGTTATTCGTTTAAACCATTCGATTAATTGATCATTATTTTGTATAGTTGCCGATAATCCTAAAAAAGGTACATCGTGTAAGATTTTAAGTATATATTCCATAGCACTACCCTCTGGATTACCTATAGTATGTATTTCATCGAATATTATCCATTTGAATGTATTATTAATAAATGGTAAGAAATCAACAATTGATTCAGGCGTTCCGATTATTGCTTTAGATTTATTTAATATGTCTATAAAAGAATCCCTAGTGGGGCATGAATTATAAGACGATGTTACTATGGGGGCGTTTTCATCTATAATATTACCTATATACGCCGACATTTGCCATGCTAAAGCATCTGTCGGTACAACAAATAATATTTTACCCTTAGTTGAAGTATATCCAGATAATACTGATTTACCAGCCGATGTTGGAGCATTTATTAGTGTTGATATATTTTTATCTATATTATCGATAACTTTAATTTGCCAATCATCGAATTTTTTAAATCCATTAATATTTAATGGTGGCATTTGTGAATATAATTCTGTGAATTGTGTTTTTATTATATCTATTTTAGATATATAAATATTAATATAGTCAAGTTGTTTACTATATTCTAAAGTAAGTTCTTCCGTAATATCAATATTTTCATCCATTAGTTTGTAATATATATTTAAAAGTAATTTTTCATCTCCTTTTTTTATTTGATTATCTAACATAACTAATAATAATTTCGCTTTCCCCTCTCCAGTTATCGGTATAGCCCCCATACCTAACTTTCTTATATTTTCATAATCAGTAGCAATTGATTTTAATTTTTTATTATTATAATTTTGTAATATTAAATTTTCAGATGATTTTAATTTTTTTATTTTATTTTTTTCTATTAATGTATTTTCTTTAGATGGTAAAATAGAGATATATTGAGAAACTAATTTTGGATTAAAGTTATTTGATGGATTTAATTTTAATTTAGTATTTATTTCAAATTCGATATCATATTTTTTTTGAAAAAAACTAAACTCCCAATTACCTTTATTATTTTTTACATCAATGTGATTTTTTTTAGTATTATTATTATTATATTTATTGTTAAATTTTTTATCCAAATTCATTTTATATATATAAAGTTGTTATATTTTTTATATATAGAAAAATAATAATAATAATTATTTTCTATATATAATATATATAATATATGCGTAGTGGGTTTATTGAGAATATAGACAAGGGTATAAAAAATATATTATTGGGTGGTGCCAAAATCGATATACCCAACAAAGACAACGTAAATATAGTTTTAATTAAATCAGATAGATGTCCGTACTGTAGGGATTTTTATCCAACGTGGGAAGAACTAAAAAAAAAATATAAAAATAATTCTAATACGACTTTTGAAATAGTAGAATTTGATGAAAATAAAGATAAATTAAAAACATACAACAACGATGTTAATAGTATACCAACATTAATTAAAGAAAATAAAAAAAAATATGTAAAATTTGAAGGAGAAAGAAATATGGATAAGTTATCTAAATTTATTGATAAACCTATGTAAATTCTAATCTAAAAAAATGAATTTATAATAAGTAAAATATATTATATATATATATAATATAAAAATGTCGGAACCAAAATATAAAACTTTAACATCGTCAAATGATTGTAAACAAGTTAATGAATTTGATAAAATACAATATTGTCCACATTTATTTTTATGTAAACGTAAAGAATGCTATGATTGTTATGATTCACAAAGTCATGTAAGATTATCTAAATTAGACGATATAATAAAATTATTAAAATTAAAATTTACTAAAAAAAAATAGTTTTACAGTAAATTATAATCTACTAATAAATATATTATTGTAATAATAAATTAACAAAATATTTTGATATCTTAATTATACTAAATCAATAATTATAAATAAAAAATATATATTTTTTATTTATAATTATTACTAATCGAAATTTATACGTAATATATAAGTATAAAAAAATGATTTTGAGTAATAATATATTGTTATTATATAATAACAATGTTTAAAAATACGATAATTAATATTTTAGGGAAAAAATCTTCTGTTATGGATGGATTAAGTTCATTACGTAATAATGCTGAAGAATCTAAATTATTATTTACATTAGAAGATTCATCAAATGCATCAATAAGCTTAATAAATGATAATGAATTTAATATTAATTTAAATGATAATAATATTTTTAAATATAAAAATAATAAATTTACAATTAATAATAGTTTACAAACAGAAAATATAGAATCATTATCGGTAACCGCTACTAACATATCTTCGAATAATATTTTTTCAAATATTATAACTACTTCTACATTAAAATCAACTAATATTAGTACTAGTAAAATATTATGTGATGAATGTATATGTAATAAAATGACGTATAATACCGAATTATCTATTAATAAAATAACCGCGGATACTATAATTACAAGTAATATATATTCTAATGATACCTTAAATATTAATGGTAATAATATTAATTTAGGGGATCAATTTTCAAATATTTTTATATCTGGTGTATTATATAATCAATCAGTCGAAAATAGTGTAATTTTAAATAAAATAATATATATTAATATGAATGAAGATGGGGAACCCATAGATGAAGGATTTAATTCAGGTATTGTTATTAAAGGTTTTAACGGAGATGGTTATATAATTACTAATGATGACGGAACGCGATTTAAAATAAAAGCACCAACACAAACTGATTTTCAATATATAGCAACTTTGGATACCAATAATGATTTGGTCCTAGATGGTACTGTATCCGTAGGTAAAAATTTAATAGTAGGTACAAAATTAAGTTCTACCGATTTGATAACAACTAGTGATATTATATCTAATATAATTACGGCAACTTCTATATTTTCAACTACTATTACATCAAAAGATATAATTAACTCTAATTTATGTAATTTAAATAATATTATTGCTTCTGGTGATATAACTTGTGAAAAAGTTAATTGCGATGATTTAAAATCTAATGATATTAATATAACAAATTATATTTCTAGTAATAACATTTTTATTAAAAATGATGCTATTGTTAATAATAATATCAATTCCGCATTTATAAATTGTACCGGTATAACTATATTTGAAGATTCCAATCTTTATAATTTAACAGTTTTGAATGATGCATTTATTAATAATATTAACATTAATGATACTCTTACTATTGATAATAGTTTAATAGTAAATAATTCTATTAATGTACAAAATAATTTAGAAATAGGAACAAAATTAACAGTTATTAATAATATTTTATGCAATGGGTCATTAGTAGTTGACAATTTATTAAAATGCACAGATTCAATACATGAAAATATAACAACTAATAAATTAGATATTAAATCATCATTAACAGTATTGGGAGATTCTACTTTTACGTCTATATTACATTCAAATTATATAAATACCAATATAATTAATTCCAATACTGACTTAACTATATTGAATAATATGACTGTTACTAATATATTACACGTAAATACCTTAATAGCTGATAATGATATAATATTTCAACAAAATAAATCATTACTTGGTGTAATAGATGAATTATCTGATAAAATTAATTTAAAACAAGATAAAACCAATGAATTATCATATATATTAGATACTCTTTATTGCGAACCTTTAATATATACTAGTAATGATCATCCATTATGGTATAATCTTAATATATTAGAAACGAATAATTTATTAAATAATATATTTATGCCATCTATAAATAGAACCATTGAACGTATAAATATAGTTAATACCTTAGATGATAATATAGCTAGATATTTGTATGTATTTTCTATTAATAATATATTTAAATCAACTGACGTTATTTTAAAAGTTAAAGTTAAAAAAGACATAAATAAACCTAATAATAATTTAAATAATTTGTGTTTATCTATCCAAAATTCATCCGATTTAAATACTGATATAATAGCTCAAAATGAATTTAGTATTACTGATATTGATGAATTTATTAATATAGAATTTGAATTTATGACATCAGAGTATGAAACTTTGAATATTAATATAGGCAATGTATTAAATATTAATTACACGCAATCAGAAGGATATTTATATATTTATGATTGGAAAATTATAAAGAAAAAATCAATTAGTATATTGGATAGTTCTTTAGAGGTTAACAATATACAATGCAATAATAATATAACAGTTTTATCTATCTTAAATATTAGTGGATTATGTAATATTAATAAGATAGAATGTAATGATATAACAAGTAATAATATTAATGTATCTAATCTATCAGTTAGGACTAAACTATATTCAAAAAATATAGAAACTAAAAATTTAGAAAATGATAATTTATTATCCAATAATATTATTACGGATGTAATTATTACTAATACAATGACATCAACTTATTTAAACATTGATACTATAACTAATAATTCAATATTGAATATTATTAGTCCAATTATTAATATAGGTAATTCTGATTCAATAGTTAATATAATTGGAAAAAATACAAATATTAAAACTACCGATATTGATATTGAAAATAAAATAATATCACTTAATTATAATGAAACAAATAACGGAAATGATATAGGTAATTTGTCAGGAATAGAAATATTAGGAACTGAAGGAAATGGTTATATTAAAACAAACGAAACAGCTGATAGATTTTACATTAAAGCTCCAAAAAATAATAATGTTGGCTATATTGCTAGCTATGATGAAAATAATAATTTTTATATAACTGGTAATTGTGAATTAAATACATTGACTGTAAATTCTATATTATATGTATCAAATAATTCTATAATAAATAATATTATTTGTAATAATAATATTACTTCTGACAACATAAATAATTCTGATAATATAATAACTAAAAATATAACCGTATCTACAAATTCTATTATGAACGTAGTAACGGTTACATCTGATTTGCATGTTTCGGGGATAGCTATTTTTAATAATCCTCCGACAACTATTAAAATTGACAATTTTAATAATAATGAACTTATACCTAAAATATACGTAGATAATAAAGTTCAGTCATTAATAGATGAGGTTGATACTATTTACTCAGAGGCTACGTTTTTATCAAAACTTAATGTATCTGGTGAAACTATATTTAAATCAAATTTATTAATAAATAATAATTTAACTGTAGATGGTAATATTTATGGAACTGATATTAATGCAACTACCTTGATTGTTAACCAGAATATAGAAACTCATAATATTACAGTTACTGGAATATTAAATGTATCCTCATTAATTGATGCGGGAACAATTGATGTAAAACAATTAACAGTTTCTGATTTTATAGACGTTAGTAATACATTAACTGTCCAAAATGACTTATTTGTATCAAGTAATGCAACACTCGCTAATGTTACTTGCCATGATATTACTGGTAATATTATTAATGCTGATAATATTATAGTATCGGATACTATTTATATATCTAACTTATCAAATATTAATAATTGTAATGTTAATACAGAATTATCGATATTGGGGAATATAATTATTTCGGGTGATGCTAATATTAATAATATTATATGCGACAATTTACAAATTAATAATACTACAACAGCCCTAAATTGCAATATTTCGAATAATACCGAGATAGATGTAATTATATCATCCGATTATATTTCTTCTAGTAGTATAGTTAACATAGATCGTTTAGATGTAAATATATTAAATACTAATAGCATTACTACCGATGGTGAAATAATTTTTTTATCAACGGTAACAGTACAAACTTTGTTAAATATAAATAATGATTTAATGGTAGAAAATAATATAACGGTATCGTCAAAAATTAAAACAGTTGAAATTGATGCACATAATTTAATTACAGATGTAATTACTTCGGATATATGTAATATTACTAATAATATTAATTCCAATACTATCAATACTAATACACTAATAGTAAAAGATAATTTATATACTTCTGAACTATCTAATTTAAATAACGTAAATGCAAATATTATTACTATTACCGATACTCTTAAAAGTGATAAAATAATTGTAAATGATATAACAACAAATACTATTTATAGTACAGATATAACGGTATCTGGAATTATTACATCTAATACTATTATTTGTATAGATGGTATACTTGATAACATTACTTCAAAAACTATATTTATATCCGATACATTGGAAACTGATACTATTGTTTGTGACTATATTACTGTAAAATCGAATATTAATATAAAAGATGATGCTATTATTAATGATTGTACTATTAAAAATAATATTACCGTTTTATCAAAAATCACAGTATCTGGAAATTCATATTTTAATGAATTAATATTAAATAATATTACCTCAAAAACAAAAATAACCACCGACTTAGGAACTTTTAACATAATAAATACTGATAATTTAATTGTAACTAATGATATTACTTGTAATGGAAGTGGTATCATCAATAATATTAATTGCGCCAATAATTCAAATTTATTTAATATTAATTCAAATAATATAATAAATGAAAATGATTTATATGTTTCAACAACTTCAAATCTTAATGATTTAACAATTATTAATACCGCGAATATTATTAATATAAATAGTAATAACGTAACTGTTAACGGTACATTATTTTCTGATAATATTACAGCAACTGCGATAATATCAGGTAATGATATTATTGGAAATAATATAACGGTTTCGTCTAAATTAAATGTAATAGAAGATTCATATATTAATGTAGTAAATTCTACAACTATTACGACAATGGATTTACTTACAAATAATAATTGCATTGTAAAAGGGTTTAATACTATTACATCAAATTTATATGTTTCGAGTAATAGTTATTTAAATGAGGTGACTGCGGATAATATTACATGTACAAATTTATCTGTCCTAAATTTAACAGTATTTCCTGAATCTATGACTGTAAAATCTAATTTATATGCTACTAAGCTTAAATTAAATGGTTTATTTAAATCTATTAATATGCCATCTTCTTTAAATATTTCATCATTACCTATCAATACTTTATATTATGATATCGGAACGGGCGTAATTAAGATTAAGATTTAAATATATATTAAATATTTTTAATTATAATGGAAGATATAATTAATTATAATTATAATAATAAATTAAGTATCGAAGATGCTTTAAATTCACTTAAAAATAATAATACCATATCAACATTAATTATAAGCAATGAAAAAAATACGTTACAAATAAGTTTGGACCATGATTCTTTTAACTTTATAATTAATGATAATTATGTATTTAATCTTTTAAATAATAAAATTATATTTGATAAATTTATATATTGTGATAATTTTAATTCTAATAATTTAATATCACCAACTATAACAAATCTAGATAATATTAACACATCTAATATAACAACTAATTTTATTATTACAACTTTATTTAAATTATCTTCATCATTTATAGATAATCTTACCGCAGATACTATAAAAATTAGTACACTTAGTATACATAAAGTAGAAATTAATGAATGTATTGTAAATAATATTAACGCAACTTATATATTAGCAGAAAATATTTATATAGGAGATGAACAATCTAAAGTATTTTCATACAATGTTGATAAAAAAAACAATAAAATATTAAGTAATATTATTCATTCAAATACATTATTATTAAATAATACTGAAAATATAATTACTAATGATGTGGGGGGAAATACAGGCATATACTTTTCTGAAGGATATATTAAAACAAGCAACCAAGGGGACAAATTTATTTTTAAACTACCTGCAAATAATAGTAATAGTCCAATTATTACATTTGGACAAAACTATGATCTTGTTTTAGATAATGATTTAAATGTAAAAAAAATAAATGTATCTGGATTAATAAATGTACCTTTAATAACCACTAATACAATTATTTCTGAAAATATTAGAACAAATGATATTATGAATAATATAATAGATTGTACGGAAATTAATACTGATTTTTCTTTTACTTGTGTCGATATTATATCATCAAATATAAAATCTCTAAATTATAAAATATTAAATTATTGTAATTCTGATAAACTTAATAGTTCTAATATAACATCCAATAATATTAATACAATAACTATTACAGCAAATGATATTAGTTGTAAAAGTATTATAACAAATAACATTAAATCAAATTATTTATTTAATACAAAAAATTTAAATGCACTTGATTTAAATTCAAATTCAAGTACCATAAATAATATTAATAAAGTTAAAAATATTAATTGTAGTGATTTGACAATTAATAATAACATTAATACAAGTAATTGCATATCGCATGATATTAAATGCAATAATATAGATATTAACATAAATACAAATTCTAATGATTATATTACTGATAATTTAACAACTAATAATATAAGCATAGGTAGCATAGTTAATGATAATATTTCTGCTGTTGATATATCAGCACCAGAAATAAATACAGACTATATTATTGCAAATAATATGAAAACATTAAATTTATTTGCGAATGTTGAAATAAATAACAATACTATTATTATAGAATCAGATATTAATATTGTAGACAAATCTTTTACCACATTAATATCAGTATTAAATATTGATAATAAAGTAAATATAATTGAACAATATGATATAGTCGAAACTGATAAATTGATATTTGACGAATTAATTATTAAAGGATATTACGATAACGGTCTTCTCGAAATTAATAAACTAACAAACAATGAAATAAATTCAATTTATTGTAATCCTGACATCATTACGTCGATTGATATTTATACAGATATTATAAATTCTATAGATGTTTTAACCATTACATTAAATACTACTTTAATAAATTCAAATAATATAATATCTAATAATATTAGCACAGTGGGTATGATAAGTGATAATATATTTAATAACGCAGAATTAAATATATTAGGTTCTAACATTAATATTGGTGATATTGATTCATATATACATATAGAAAATGCAAATATATATAATTATCAATTTGTATTATGTGTAGATAAATTGATTAGAATTAATACTAAAAATAACGATATTGGACTTAATTCAGGCATTAATATAAAAAATGGATTTATAAAAACAAATAATGATGGAACGGAATTTATAATAAAAAATCCAAGCGATGATATAATAAGAAAAATTTTAATTTTGGACTCTGACGAAAATATTAGTAATTTTAAACAGAATATTATTAATTATGGTAATTCAACATGTGAGTATTGCAATGTTAATATTATAGAATCGAATAATATTAAAGGTGGAATCATTACATCTAATAGTATATTTTCAGATAACATAATTACCGATTCAATTAATTGTTCAAATAATACAATTATTGATAATTATACAGCAAATACTATATTTATATCAGGTAATACATTTATTAATACATATATTTTAGATGATATAAGTGTTATAAGCGATAATCAATTAGTTTCGATAGATACTTTTAAAATAATAGTATTAAAAAATATATCAACATTTAGATATGATAGTACATGTTTATCATCTATATTCATATCAGATGATGGTACTATAGACAATACTGTTAATGTATTATCCGATACACGTTCCATAGTAATAAATAATAATTTATTGTCAGTAAATACTTTATATTCATATACTATTAAATCCATAATTAGTGCAAATCATTTATTTAATAATTTATATCCAAATAATTTAATTTGTGATAATATTCGTTCTACTAGTATAACAAGTCACGATAATATTATCACTAAGATGAGTTGTAAAAATCTTAATGGAACCGATATAACTATGCCCGACGGAACATTTAAAATATTAAATACAAATACATTAAATGTTACAAATCTAATAGATCAAATAAGTATTATAATAAATATTTTTTTTTGTAATTTTGTTTATATAACCAATTTATTGGAAACATATAATTTTACTGGTAATAATTTTTCAACTATTAAATTAATATGTGGTAATATATATATTAATAATCTCATATATCTGAATAATTCTATTATTAATAGACTCAATACAAGAATTTTAATTCTAAATAAAGATTCTACTTTTGAATTAGCTGATATTGATACTATTAATACTAATCATATAACACTGAGATCAATATTAACAATTAGTTCAAATACTGAAATGAATATAGAAACCAATAATTTACATAGTTTGGATTTAATATGTAATAACATTACCATAAGTGGTAATTTAAATACTAATATAATAAATACATCTGACTTGAATACAACAAATATTACTTCTATAAATTTGGATAATGTAACATTAAATAGTAATTTAATTAATTGTAACCAACAAACTACCGAAATATTATATGTATCTACAAATACTTTTTTAAATAATGTTAATATAAAAAATATCTTAAGCTGCTTCAATATAAAGGGAGATCATTTAATTACAGATAATATAACTTCTTCAAACATATTTACGGAAAATATGACATGTACTAATATTTTAAATACTAATAGAAATATTGCTTTGAACTATATTAGCACAGCAATAAATAGTAAAATAGTCAATAATGTAGAAACAATTAATGATAAAATAATATGCAATACACTACAATCAAATATATTAAATAGTAATATTTTTGATTGCAATAATATGATTATAACTAATTATAGTATAATTTTTAAAGATATACGTGCTCCAGATGTTTGGTGTAATATAGTAGAAACGGATAATATTAATTCTACTAAAGTAACTAGTATTAGCTTTGATGCGAACAATATAAATACATTATTGTTAAATAGTGCTATTGATATAATATCAGATAACTTTACGGTATCTGATATTACTTGTGAAAATTATGTAGGTAATGATATTTTTAGCAATACCATTATATGCATTAAATTAACTAGTTTAACCTTATATTCTCATGATTTAAAATGCAATAATCTACTAAATGTAGATAAGATAATATCAACTAATATGACTACATCGACAGTTTTTAATAATACTATATTAACAACATTAATAAAATCAGATATTTATGATATAAAACAAAATATGACATCACGAAATACACTTACTTCGGATAATATAGATTGTTCTATTTTAGATTCTTTTAATATAACTACTTATGATTTAACATGTGATAAAAAAATAGATAATAATAGTACATATAAGGATTTACGCGTTGCTAATAATTCTGATTTTAATAATAACTTTTCTACTTTTATAACATCTAATAATATCATTACTTTGTTTAATGAACATAATAATGTTTCCGCTGTTTCTTTTGTAGTTGTTGATAATGATTTACATTCTTCTGATATTGAAATTTTAGACGGTTTTTCAAGATATACGGATATCGATACAGCTTATTTAAATTTAACGTATTGGTCTATATTTTTATTAAATGATGAGTTAATGATACGAATCCATAAAACACCGCCTACTATTAATTTTAATGATGTCTCTGATGTAATTATTATTAAAGATATATATAATATATATGATAACCTTAATATATCTAATACACCAACGGGATATCCTATTAAAATTCCTTTAGAATATCCATCATCGGCTATAATTAAAAATAGCATAGATGAAATTATAGATTGCCCTGATGGTATTATTGATGCTAGTTATCCACCTGATACTTATACAGTAATATTTACAATTTATGACATATTTTATAATAGTAATATTAAATCATTTACTTTTAAAATTCCTACAGCATATAATGATTTTATAATAGACTTAGATTTTAATATTAATGATGTACCGATAACATATAATACTCCAAATACTACATTTTCAACAAATCCAATAAAATATGAAACAGGTTATGGTAATTCTAATATATATTGGTCATATTTACAAGGGACTATGACAAATCATATTATTTTCCCACCATTGGTAGAATCACCAAACTCTTCATTTACTTTATCGAACCCAGGTCCAACATTTACAGCATTTACTTTATCCAAAACTTTTATAGATACAGTAAATTTAAACGAGGATTGGTTTTGCGCATTTAAATTAAAAAGATTTAGTGGAGGTAGTATGAGCTTTATGATATATTTTGATTCCAGGGAATATTATGATTTATCTAAAAGTGGGTGGTATTATGACCCACCTGGAGTAACTTATGTAAGCGCTGGACAGGACAGTGTTAATGGAAATAATGGTGCGAAATTTGTATTAGATTTAGGAGCAAATAACATAAGACCATCGGGAATTATTAATAGTTTTGATGTATCTGGAAGCGGAGTAATTCTTAATAACGGTAGTATTAATTGGGTAAACTCAAGCGATGTATTGAATCAATTTAATAATGGTATGTATATGACAATAAGTAAAAATGAAAATCTTAAAACTTTTTCTCTTAAATTATATAAAAATGACGGAACTTTATATGTATCAATAATATTAAATGTCATTACTACTAATTCATATAATAGATTACCCTTTCATTTATATCACAATACAGGTAAATTTAAATATTATGATGGCTTTATTTGGTCAAAATCAAATATGGAAATCAATGATATAAAAACTTTATTTCCATCAGGAAATTTATTTTAATAGAATTATATATATATATATATATATATATATATATATATATATATCTTACATTAGTTTATGAAATTTATTTTTTACATAATGGACATAAGCGAATATTTTCCTCTTCTTCATATTTTCTTCTTTTTTTATTTTCCCATATAATATATTTTTCATTATATTCTTTCAACAGTGGATATTTTGTTATCCACTTTGGATTATCCCAATCCGAAAAATATCTATTATCTACTTCATTTTCATTATATGGAAATAATGGTTCATCTTGCCTAGATCTATCACCATAATAACATCTTTTAAAACAGTCAATGCATGTATGGTGTTCACATCTAGGTAAAGATACATTTTGTTTTGTTTCCAAACATATAGGGCATTCAACATTATCATAAGTCGTTAATTTGTCCTTACCTTTTTTTATTATATTTCCATCACCGTCTGTTATATCTCCAAATAAAGATATACATTTAAAACATAAATACCCCCCGCAAAGATTATAACAATTTTTTGGTAAAATAGTCTCACATACTACATAATTTTTACATTTTATACCCCCTCCGTTTTTTCTAGTTAAAACCCAATCGTATGCTATGTTATTATTTTCATATTCGAAATCTCTACTCATACTATATATATAGTATGAATATTTAAATAGTTTATAAATTTATAAACTTTAAATATAGTTGTAAGATATATATATATATATATATATATATATATTATTTTTGAATAATATTAAAAAAAATAATATTAAAGAATTGTCATAATAATAATTATATATATATGGAAATATTAAAACCATTAAAAATAAATAATATAGATTTAAATGAACTAACGTATTTACCTCATAAGGAAAAATATAATAAAAAAATTATTCCTATAAAATATAATGGTTTAAATAACTTTGTTTTTCAAACACCTTCGTTATTAAATATTAACAATATAGAAACATATGATAATTATACAGAAATAGAATTATCTTTGGAAGGAAAAGATAAAGAAAAAGTGGATACTTTTATTAGTTTTTTACAATCATTAGAAAATAAAGTTAAAATAGATGCAAATAATAATATAGATACATGGTTTAACAAATCTATAAATTGTATTAATTTTCAAAAAATTATAAGATATTCTGATAAATATAATATCGGAACGTTAAAATTTAAAATAATGAAATCTAATGACTTTGAAACAACCTTATTATTTAAAGAAAATAAAATTAATACTAATGATATACCGAAAAATACATTTTGTAAAATTATTTTAGAATGTTTTGCGATATGGATTAATTCTAATAATGATTTTGGTGTTTTTTTAAGACCTATAGTTATGTCTTTTTCTATTAAAAAGAATATTAATTATAATTATAAATTTATCGATAATGATTCAGATGATGATAATATGTTTATACCAGATACTGATTTAAATAATAATATGTTTATGAGAATTATCCCGTCTGAACGAAATAAAACTATATTAAGTGATTTAAATAATTTAAAAGAGTTTTTACCTATTAATAAGAAAAATGGTTTAGAAGATATACTTTCTATTGATATAGAAAAATCTATCGAAGATTCTAATAGTTTTATCCAATCTGAATAAATTGAATTTTTAATTGCAATTCGATTTCATAAAAAGTTGACTTTATAAATTGACAGTAATGAAAAAAGTATACAACTAAAAAAACTAATAAATTATTATAATATAATTTTAATATTAAAATTATATTATAATATTGGTCATATATTTGAATATTATTTTTAAACTTCGTCACTATATATTGATTTTTCAGTTCTAATTCTAGGTAATATATTAACAGATGTTAATTCTTGGAATAATAATTTACAAGCATATGGAATTACAACTGCCGAAATCCTTATTGAATTTTTACATCCCTTACAATGATAATATGATTTTCCAATTACCTTTGATGCAAACATACCACATTCATCACATACATAGACTTTAGCTATATCTGATGTTTCCATCATTTTTTCTTTTAGAAATTGTGCTGCACCGTGGGCGACTATGGAATCTTTTTCCATTACACCTATTTTCAAACCACCGTCCCTAGCTCTACCTTCTAATGGTTGTCTAGTCAATGCTTGTTTAGGTCCTCTTGCTCTTGCATGAATTTTATCAAGAACCATATGTTTTAATCTAATATTATACGTAGGGCCTATAAATATCTCTACTTCCATTTTCTTACCAGTTAATCCACAATACATAACTTCAGTACCATAGGGGGAATAACCTTCTTTTTTTAAAATATCACATATTGATAAAATATCATAATTATTAAATGGAGTACCGTCTACAAATTCTCCAGTTAATGCGGCTTGTTTAGAAGCAATACATTCTATAAATTGCCCAATAGCCATTCTTGATGGGAATCCGTGTGGATTTAATATTAAATCTGGAATAATTCCATTTTCTGTAAAAGGCATATCTTTTTGTTCGTATAATATACCAATTGTTCCTTTTTGTCCATTTCTTGAGTTTCCGCACCAAACAGGTATATTATTTCTAGACACATAAATTATACCATCTCCTGGGACACTAACACAATAAACAGTTCCTTTATAATTTATTTTTTTATCATCTATCCTTTTATCATTTACACTTGGTGTTATTTTTTGAATATTAATGATATAATTATTATTATTGGTTAATTTAGAAATTGAACTATATCCGGACTGTAGTACAAGTCTTTGAATATTATTTGATGCTTTTATATCAGTTACTATAATTGAATCCGATTTACTCAATACGCGAATAGTTTTTAATAATTCACATGAAAAGGATGTTGGTAAAAACCAAACCCAATCTGGTAAATAATGACTATTGCAACAATTCTCTGATTTTACATAAGTATAAAAATGTTTATCATGAATTATTATTTGATCTGATATTATTTCATACTTAAATTTACATTTACAAACTATATCGCAAATAGTATCTATTGTAGTATAATTTTCATCAATTTTAATATTTACTGTTTCGTTAATATCATTAATATTACCATTAATTAAAACCATACCAAATAAACATATCCAATTATAAATATAAATTTTTTTTTCACTTAATTTAAAATTAAATATTTTCCCATGCATATATTCAAAATAATTTGTATTTTTTCCTGGGTTATAATCATCAACATCGTTTTTATAAAATCTAGGTAAATTAAAAATACTGTCAGCCACTTCTATATTATATAAATTATTTTCTTTAACATACATTCTATGATTTAAAGTAACGCATAAAGAAATATTAACGTTTTCAATTATATACATTTCAGTATCAACTTCGTATTTATGAATTGAATTTGGTTTACAATATTCTAATTTACCCGAATTAAGAGTTGCGATTATATGATCTTTGGTAATATCCTTGATATTAATCCAACCATCTAATGTAAATACACTATGTGAATTATCATAGCAAGTAAATTTATCTCCAATTATTGGTTTCCGTTCCATTCTTATTTTAATATCTATCATTTTATATCCCTCGTTATTAAATATATTATTACGAACTTTATCTATGACTCCCGGAACATTGGATTTAAATATTTCTGAATTATCTTTAAAAATTTTATTATTTGCACCAGTTGGGTTAATAGGTGAAATTTTTCCTATTATTATATCTTCATTTTCTAATATTGTTTCTTCTGGTGCGTATCCCGATTCATTTAATTTATTATAATTACCATATTTTATACCAGTAACTTTATCTATGTCGGGTTTTGTAAATATATCATCCTGTGATGTAGATGGATTTTTTTTTATTTCACTGTGATATTTTTTAACAGTATCTGCTCTAAATAACCCCCTATTAATTGATGATTTATTGAAAATAATAGAATCTTCTTGATTATATCCATTATATGATAATATGGCAACAATTGCATTTTCACCAAATGGTAAATCTAAACATGAATTATATTTCATACCTTGTGTGATAACTAAAGGTATTTGTGGATGATATAATAATTGAGAGTTATCTATTCTATTTTTATATGAAGATAGATATATACTAACTGCTTGTTTTAATTGAGAGAAACATAATATATTTCTTCCTGCGTAATTATGATTTGAAAATGGTATATTTGTTGCTATTGTTCCCAACATAACCCAAGCATGAAATTCACAATGAGTATAATTAACCCATCTATATTCACCATATCTATTAATATCATATTTACTGTTTATCGATTCACATTTATTATTTTTATGTAAATAATTTTCATTAAGTTTATTTAAATTTTCGGAAACTAATAAATAATTAAGAGATTCTATATCTTCATATTCTATAATATTTTTATATTTAGATGATATAGTATACCAAGAAGACGCTTTAGTTTTTTTATTATATTCTATTTCAATATCATCAATCAATTCTTTTGAAAAATTTATTACATGATCCTTTACAATTAATAAAGGTCTTATTAATCTTCCACCGTCCGAATATATTTTTATTTCTCTAAATTTATAATCATATAAAATAGATACATGTTTATCTATAAGATTATCGTATCTTAATTTTTTTAATTCATTATAAACTATTAAAGAATTTTTTATTTTACATAAACCTACCATATCACCATTTATAAATATTTTAGTATAATTATTCATAGTAAGAATATCATCTATATTATATGGATGGATGATGTAACGACTTATGTTAGAATTTTCATTAAGAATCTTTTTAATTAAAGTAGACTGAGCTATATTTTGCATTGTTATTGAAGCCATCATTGCTAAACTTTTCACTACACCGATTTTAGCACCTTCAGGTGTTTCAATACAACATAATAATTGACATTGGTTTTGATTAACCTGTCGTATTGATGTTACCTTAACCGTAGAATCATCTACCGAAGGTAACATTATTCTACGTAAATAAGATATTCCTTGTACCCAGCTTAATCTCTGCAACGATTGAGCTACACCTTTTTTCGTTTTATTTATCCCCCAAATACCTGTAGATAATGCTGTTTTAATGCCCTGTTCAATTATATTAGGTTTTATTTGGGATATTACACTAATAGGATTTTCAAAAGACTGGTATTTTTTTTTAAAATTCTTCCCAATTTCATTTAATAATCTTTTCCAATTTTGTCTAAATAATTGGCTTAATAGAATCCCAGGTGTTTCAATTCTTTTGTTTTGAATACCATCTCTATCATCAGGATCTATTCTTTTTAATATAACATTTAGTAATTTATTTACTATATAACCAATAAATATTTTTTTTTTATGAATATCATCACCCAAATGAGGCAATAGATCATTAGTTAAAATTTTTGTTAAAAAAATTTTTTTTTGATTTTTACAAAGTTCTTCGTCCGTTGACGAAAATCTTTTATTTCTTTTTAATTTAGTAATTAAAAATTCAATAGCCTGTTCTTGGGTTTTAATTGGAACATCGTTATCATCTACAGAATTTAACATTGAAGCTCTTAATAAATCAATCATTTTATAATCAGATAAATCATATGTTATGTATGATATAATGTCTTTATCCGATTCTACACCTAATGCTCTCATTAGAACAAAAATAGAAACGTTTACTAATTGTAATGATGTACTAACTATTAGTACGCCATCTTTTTTGGGTTTTATTGTTAAAATTTGTAAATTGTCAGACCAATCATTTTTTTTAGAATTGATTTGAGCAACGTAAACAATATTATCGACATATGTATTATCTTTTTTACCAAATACTAATACTTTATTATCTACCATTTTTTCAATAGACATTACGACTTTTTCTTGACCATTAACTATAAAATACCCACCTGGATCATATTTACACTCATTATGTAAATCATTTTTAATATTGGTAGTACAGTATTTTGATTTAATCATAATTGGAATATTGGCAATAGCCAATTGTTTTTCAACCGAGCCTATTATTTTTGTAGTAACTTTCCCTGTTCTTGTGTCTATTATTTCTACAAATTGAGTAACATCTGCTATTATTGTAGCAAAATAATTTAAATGATTTTTTCTAGCATCGTCCGGAAATTTAATTTCATTGTTTGAGTCAAATACAGACGATTTGACACCAATATTTGAACATTTAAAACCATTCATATAAACCATATCTTTATCTACACATTCATAAAAATAATTTTGTTCATTATATAAAAAATAAGGTATAATTTCTTCTATTAATTGATTATATGAATTAAATAAATGATTATATAAGACATTTGGTTGGTTAAAGTATAAATCAATTATTTTATTAATCGTCGTTTGATACGCGTCCATTATATTTTAATATATAATACTATATATATATTTAAATAATATTTTTCAATTTTTTTAATTATTATATAATAATTGAGAAATCGACTGTAATAATTAGTAGTATATTTTAATAAATTCACTCTAATTATTTTTTTTTAAATAAATTTAAAAAAAAATAATATTATAATATAGTATAATATAGTATAATATTATAATATAGTATAATATAGTATAATATTATAATATATTATAATATATATAATGGACATTACTTTAATATATATAATTATCGGTGTGATGTGTATTGTTATTATAGCACTAATAGCTGGTATAATTATTGTAAATAATAAAAAAGAAGAGGTGGGTAAAAAATTTAATGATATTAATAATCAAGTCATTGCTGATAAATTAAAAATTGAAGAGGCCGATAAAAAATTTATCTCTGGTTTGAAACAAATACAAAGTCTTCCTATAGCCGATGATAGTATTCTTATAAATCCTTACATGGTTCAAAAAATAAAACTTATGGAACAAAGGTTTATGCAAGATATAAAACAAAATAAGACTAAAACAGAATATACCGATCTTGTAAAAAAAATTGAGACCGATGAGAGATTAACAAAAATAATGAAAGAAACAGGATATGATATAAATAACAATCATAGGTTAGCTGGAAAATACTTTATTGATATACCACCTCTCGAGGAAAGTGAAGCCGGTGAAATTCTTTTAAAGGCATGTAATAAAATACCTCATTGTCATGGTATAAATTTATACAATACTAATTATGAAAATAAAAACCCACCATTGGCTAAAATGGTATTTACAGATCCAGCAAATACTAATAATTTAGCATATTATGTAAATAATCCAGAATCTTACTCTATAAGTAAATCTTCATTAACTCAGAAATTGCTTGAATGATATCTTTACTAAAAATAATTATTATCAAATTGTGTTATATATCTAAATATCATGAATAATAATTTATAAGATAATACCAAATATAAACCTAATAAATATTAACCTTTTTTAAGAAAATTAACTGTAATAATCTTTCACATAATTATTACTTTTGTCAAAATATATTCCAAGGCATTAAAATATATTCTTAAAAATATAGTTTGAAATTACCACAATTGAAAAACAACATATATATATATATATATATTTCAATGAGACTTTTTTATCCATAATAATATTTTAAAGTTTTTTACAATTAATAATATATATATATATATATATATTATGATAGATCTTAATAACAATTTCAATAGATTTTTACTTTCAATTGCAGTAATTGCCGTAATATTAATAATTTCGGGTCTGATTACTTACTTTAAAAATGACGAATGTAAAAAAAAACTTGAAGCATCGACTAAAAAACCTATTGAGGGGCAATGTAAAAAAGAAATTGATTTATATATTAAAAATGAAAAAGACAAACTCGATGAAAAACTTATAGCTGATCTAAAACAAATACAAACACTACCAACAACAGATGGTAATAAACAAGATCCTGAGTTTCTCGAAATGCTAAAATCATATATAGAATTGAAAAAAAACAAATCAAAAGAGGAATATTTATTGGAATCAGATATTAAAAAACATATGCCCAATATTGAAAAAGATGCTATGGACAATAACTATAATATTAATTATAATAATAGATTAGCTGGAAAACATTTTCAGCATATTCCAATGCTTGGTGATCTTCCATTTGTTTTAAAAGAATGTAATAAATCACCATTATGTCATGGAATAAATTCTTACAATGCGGAATATGAAGCTACGGATTTTCCTTATTTTAAACTAGTTTATACACATCCAGCCAATACTGAAAATATAGAATATTATGTAGATAAACCAGGTAATTTCTCTATTAGTAAAAATTCTCTAAAAAAGAAATTACTTGTATGAAAATTTTAACGCATGTGGTTATTTTTACAGTTTTATTTATATATGTTACCTTATAATTTTTTTAACATAAGTAAACTTTTTTAAGAAATAAATATTATACCAACAACAAAATTAATAAAGATACCGCTTATTTAAATTGTTAATATATATTTATAAATATATAAATATATATTAACAATTTAAATAATAATGAAATCTTATAATATAAACATAGATTCGAGTAAGAGAGATATTACAAATTATCCAAATAGTTGTGATTTTAATTATACTATAAATTCTAGTATAAATTATATAAAATTAAAGGAATTTAATATTAAAAATATATTTCCTATGTTTAGTAATTTTTATAATAATAATTATTTTATTATAAAAACTGAATTATTTGGAGCTCCTCACAATTCTAATGTATTTACTTTACCAAAAGAAGAAAAAATAATATTGGATGATAATGTATATAAAATTGATAATTTAATATATATATTAAATTATCAATTAAGTAATTTAAAATTAACGGATACAACTAAAACTAAAGGAATAGTTTTTGAAAATCTAAATAACAAAATAATAATAAAAAATATGTCTAGACATTATAAAGTGAATATAGATTTTTCAAATATTACTAAATATACATCATTTGGAAATATTATTGGATTTAAAAATCAATATTATTCCATAAATCCAGCAGAATCAATAATTAGTGAAAATGACTATAAATATTATTATGATTATATTAGTTTAAATATACTAAATCTCGAAAATTATATAAATACTGATATATCTTCTAATATTTTTAGTAAAATATCATTTAATGAAACTACTAATAAATATGTTACGTATATAGAATATAAATATAGTTTTATTGATTGTATTAATATAACAGAATTGAAAGTTAATATTTTAAACGATGATAATAAAAATATAATATCTGATATAAATTATTCATTTGTTATAGAAATAGGTATTGATGAAACTAATCAAAATATAAGTTTAATAAATAGGATTTCAAAACTAGAAGACTTATTATATAATATATTGGAAGAATTAAAAGAGTCTAATAAATTTTTAAATAAGGATAATGAAAATAAAATATCTAATAATGTAATTGAAAATAAAATATCTAATAATGTAATTGATAATAAAACAAATGATAAAGTAATAATAAATGATAAAGTAATAATAAATGATAACAAAATAAATGATGAAATAATAACAAACGATAGCAAAATAAATGATGAAATAATAAATAATAAAAATAAATTATTATTTCCATTCAATATCCAAAACGTAATTATTAATGAAAAAAAACTAAATAATACTGAAATAAAGTATAAAAAAAAAGTATTATTTAATTATTAAAATTTTATTTATTTATATAAATAAACATTATCTAATAATTATTATAGATGTCTTTTACACAAGAACTATTATTATATATAATATTAGGTATTATTATATATAGTTATTTCGATACACCAAATAAAATAATTAATATAAAAGATAATACTAATACTAATACTAATACTAATACCAAAAATAAAGATTCTGGGTTATGGACTAATATTAGATATGGTAATACAGAAAATATATATATTATTAATTTTATACAAAATATAAATAATAAAGATAATGAATTTAAAAAAATTTCTAAGAATATTTCTTACAATAATACTACGAATACATTAAGTATTAAAAGTAATGATGAATATATAGCCATTGCATTATTAAATATTTCATTTTTATATATTATTAAAGTGTTGGATATTAATACAATAATTAAAAATAACCTTGTAAAAAAATCAACAAATGATATTATGACTGATAGTAATATTCGTAACGCTACTATTAAAAAGTTAATAAAACAAATAAATGATTTTAATGAAGATAATTATGAGAGTGAAGATATATTAACATCTAAAGAGGATAATGTTGAAATAAAAGAGGATATGGCAAAAAATAATATAATTAATTATGAATATAATATTGATAAATCAGCAGAAGATGTTAATGAAATAATCGGAGATAATGATATAGAATTATCCGTAACCGAATCAGAGAATATGACCACTAAAACTATTGAAAAAAATATAACAGCCTTGGATAATACTTCTACTGGAATGTATTCTTTTTTATAAAATAATAAATAATTTAGGATACCATTTATTAATATTATCATCAATAGTATTTAAATATTTAAAAATATTTTCATTATCTTTTTTGATAATGTCCTTATAATTATTGTGGTTACCATCATAAATATCAATAGTAGTATCGATATAAGGATGTATATTTCTCAAGTAAATAAGTCTATCCAATAAATTCATTTTCGGTATATCGATATCATAAATTAAATATAAATTATATTTTTCAAAATATTCATATTTTACCGTATATTCTATATATATTGGGTATATAGTAATGGGTAACTTATATATATTTAATAATTTATTAGGTGGCTCCATTAGTAAAAGTTTATTACTATTATTATATAACTGTATTTTATTATAATGTGTTAAATTATACAAAAAATTATAACATTTTTGTGTTTTTATTTTTTTTTTGAAACGATTTACATACATTCTAATATTATGTAAAATTTTATTCGCTGATATACAAATATTATTATTATTAATAAAAAAAAATCTAGTATATAGAAAATAAAAGTTATCTATTATATTTAATTTATGTCTAATTATTTTTTCCAATATATTATTTTTAAATAATATATCTGAACATTTTTTTATTATAATATCGTCAGAACATAGTTTTATTAAAGGATATGATAATAAATAATCTAATAATAATTCGTTATCTTTATTAATAACAAATGAATAATTACTTATATTTTTAATTAAGTTAGTTGTGTTAATGTTATGTTTAATATTTAATATAATGTGTGATATTATCATATCTTCTGTGGATAAATATTTATATATTTTATTAATATATAAATATAATTCAGTATTATTATCACTATTATTTATTATTCTATGATATACACTTTCTAATGACTTTATGCAATGTGTAATAGTAAAACAATGATTTTTTTGTATTTTTATAATAATATCATTTGATTTTATATTATTATATAAATATATTATAAAGCCTGATATATCATAGTATATTGATATAAATTTTAAAAATTTTATTATGGTTGATTCTTTTTTTACAATATTATAAAGAATTTTTTTTAATATATTATTACTAATATTTATGTAATAATTAGTTTTAAAAATATATTTAAATACTTTAAAACTATTATTCAAAGTGGAGTTAATCAAAATAATGGGATATTTTTCTATTAATACCGATATTGAATTATTTTTCTCAAAACCTTCATATTTTTTTATCCAAAATTTTAAATCTTTAAAGTTACCATATCTTGATGTCTGTATTATACAATTTAATATAAATGTTTTATTATATTTATTTAATAATTTATAATTATCTATTATTATTAATAATTTACTTGAATTTTTATAAGTAATGCATAAATTTATTAAGTTTGAGTTTTTAATTTTATTATATATTAATTTTTTATTATTTCTATTAGATGTTTCGTATATATGGTTTATTATTATTATAATAAATTCTAATAAATTATATAAATCATTATTTAAATATATTGAACTATCGTTTAGCATATCCATTAAATTGAATAAAATATTTAATTTATTTTTATAAGAATTAAAATATATAAATATAGTATAAATATACAATTTGTCAGTATTCAATAATTTTATAAAATTTATATCTTTATTATAATCAATTTCTTTTATCATTTTATATAATTATAAATTAAATTTTAAAGGAAGATTTATATTATTGTATGTTAATATATCGCAAGGCTGTACTATAATTGCCAACAGAATCTTCAGTATAATAAATAACAGTATAAAAATCTATGGGTAATGTATTAGTTTGGTTAATTAAACTACTTTGTGTTATTTTTATAGGAGATAAAATAATATTATTTGTATTTATTGATGAAATTGATGTTATATAAGAATCTACATTTCCATCTAAATCATCATAAGAAATTATACCAGGTTCTATAAAACTATTTCCTTGGTTAATATTTATAGTAGTATTACCAGTTAAACTAATTAAGGGTGGTACATCATCTAATCTTACCTTAATAATACCACCTGTTCTATATAACCCCCATATTGGTATACCTGCATTTGCCGCACTTGTATTTGTATCAAAATGTAATAAATCAGTAATAATATCCCCTAATATATTAATAATTGATGAAGTTGTCCCAAAAAAAACATTTCCATTTATAAAAGAATTTCCACTAATATATAAATTATTAGATACGGTAACAGAACCAGTTATTACGGAATCGTTGGATATATTTATATTTGATAATATAGTAGCATTACCATTAATGATAGTATCCCCATTAACAAATAAATCCGAATTAATAGTTAGATTATTATTTATAATAGTACTCCCATCCACCGTTAAAGATGATCCTATGGTAAGAGTTCCGTTACATATAGCTGAACCGGAAACATTAATATTTGATAATATAGTACTATCATTATTTATACTTATGTTACCAGATACATACATTATTCCATTGATAGTGGCATTTCCATATATAATACTATTATTAGAAACATATAGATTATTATTTATACTAATATTATTAAATATACCATCAGAACCAATAATATTTGAATTCACTGTAACATCATTATTAAATATTATTTCATTATTTACATTTAATGTAGAACCTATAGTACAATTATTAGATATTACAGTATCGCCTGAAACATATAATGATGATAATATCGTTACATCTTGATAAAAAACAGAATCATTACTAACATTTAAATTATTCGACAAATCAACAGTTGCTATATATCTGTCGGTTATTTTTCCAGGAGGTCTAATAATAAATCTATCGGCTGTATTATTTGTTTTTATATATCCATTACCTAAATTACTATAAAGTTCTATGCCGCTATTATTTCCTATATCTATACCTAAACCTGTATCTTTATTAATGTTTAAAGATATTAATTTATCACTAATTATAAAATCGTTTGATGAACCATAATATGTAGTACCTAGAATATTAATTACAGAATTTGAATTACCTATATTTATAATATTTCCTATAATACTAATAGTATCATTTTTACCAATAATATTATCACACTGTAACAGATTATCGCATATTAAATCATTTTCGATAAAAAAATTATTCATTATTGTAGTATTTCCATTTATTATAGTTGTGCCACTTATATAGATAGTTCCCAATATTGTAGTATTGTTAGATATACTTATATTATTACTGTTTATATTTTCTAATATTAACATAGTATCATTAACATGTAAATTATTTTCAACCACAGTGTCCCCATTTATTATCATATTACCAGATATATTTACATTTGAATTAACAAATGTATCAGCTCCAATATAACCATAACCAGATACATTTAAATTAGATAATATAGTAACATCCCCTTCTATTAACGTGGTACCCGATATAGATTTTATATTATCTATACCTAACATTTTTCTATATTTACTTGATAATACAGAATCGACCATATATTAAATACGATTATATATTAAAAATAATATATATATATATATTATTTTTAATATATAAAAAAAATGAAAAATATATTATTAGAATATAAACAATTATTAAAAGATAACTTACGCTGTATACGAAATAGCGTAAAAATCATATATTAACTTGTAAATATATATTATTATCAAAGTTAATAAAACTACATAAATATCTATCAGTAAATATTTTACATTAACTACAATGCCACCTATTAAAAAAGATAATTCGGAGAACGTTAACGATAAATGTTTAATAGAATTAGAAAAAAAAATAGATACTTTAGTAGATATAATTAAAAAACTTAATGGTGATTATGAAAAATTATCAACAGATAATGAAATTTTAATAGACAAAGTAAATGATTTAAAGGATATAATTTCTGAAAATACTTGTAAGATCGAAACTTTTTATATAAATGAAGATAATAAAAATTTTGAAAACATTCAATCAAATATTTCAGATTTACATAAAACTATGACATCATTAGAAGAAAATATTTCTGACATTTCACATAAGATTAATAATAATAATACCTTTAACAATAATCCAGGAAGTTCTAATGATCGACCTAATAATAACCCAGGAAGTTCTAATGATCGACCTAATAATAACCCAGGAAGTTCTAATGATCGACCTAATAATAATCAAGGAAGTTCTAATGTTCCATATAAAAAAGATAATAGACATAAAACTAGACAATGTATCTATTTCAGTAAAGGACAATGTAATAAAAATGAAAACTGTACTTTTTTACATGAATAAAATATTAGATATTTATATAATAAATAAATAAAATTAATAATTATTATAATAATTATTAATTTATTCAAATATTCTTTTAAAATCAGATACTGTTACATTTGAATTTTCTTCATATATCAAATACCCGTATAACCAATTTAAATTACCATACGAGTAAAAAGAACATATACTATTGGTATTGGTATATTGAAATTGATTTTTTGAAATTTTGGAATCTAATAAAATATTATCATTATCATAAAAATCAATATTTAAAAAATCATTTTTTCTATATATTTTAATATATATACCAAATCCACTATTAAAATTTTCATAAAAATTTAAAGATGGTGAACCGCTATCCCAATATATAGGATCATCGTCAAAATACTTGAAACTATCTTGAAATGAAATATTAGAAACACCTCCATTTACATTATTATTATTATCTCCCCAATTTGTTGTAATCGGATCAAAATTAATTTGAAACATTCCATTCCAATTAACTGCCCTAACTTTTAAAATTACTGACCATTCATTATTAAAATCGAATAATAAATAATTTGGATTAAATGTCCATGACGAATCAATACCATCTATTAAATTATTATTAGAAAATGTAAAATAATTACCATTTGTATCTTTTGTTTGAATAATATGGTTATTTTCATAAGGATAATATTTTAATATATTTGACACTGTTAATGTTCTAGTTATATATCCTTCATTACCGCAACTATCTATACCAACATAGTCAATATTATACGATCCTATATCTAATATAGTTGTTTCAGTTATAAGAGTATTAGCACCAGATATAAAATATCTATTATTTATTATATTTGGTGTTAATTCATTAGATATTGAATATAAATATAAATCAATAGTACTATTAATATTATCAGTAGCGTATACACCGTCATCATAATATTCTGATCCATTATTTATAGAAATTGCAGTAGTTCCTGATAAAAATAATACTGGTGGTGTATCATCTAATCTTATTTTAAGTATACCCCCTGTTCTATAAAACCCCCATAAAGGAACTCCATTAGATACCGCATCATAGTTAGTTTTATATTCAGGAAAGGTTCCTATTAATTGTCCCAATATTTCATATTCATTATAATTATTATAATTATTCATTAAATCTGAATAATTTCCAATAAAACTACCTAGTGTTATATTTCCATCTATATTAACATTTCCATTTATATATAAACTAGATAATAATGAAGTAGACCCTTTGAATAGCGAACCACTGGAAATATTTACATTATTTTTTAATATTATATTACCTGCGATATTTGTATCACTGTTTATATATAAATCAGACTGAAATGTTAAATTCCCATTAATTATTACATCACCCGCAGCATACATATTTGACATGAATGTGGTTTTTCCTTGTAAAATAGCACCACCATATATATTTAAATCAGATGACATTGATACGCTTCCTAATATTGATAGATTTCCAGAAACATCTAAATTTGATAAAATTGTTGCATTAAATACACTAGCCGCTCCATTTAAATTAAAATCAGAATTTATATCCACATCATTATTAACATTTATACTACCTCCTATAGCAACATTAGATAAACATGTAACATTATTTATAAAATTGGTATTTCCAGATATAATTAACGATCCATTAAAAATACTGTTTCCTATAATAGTAGTGTCTCCATTAACCACAAGATTAGAATTTATAGTACTATTACCATATAAACTAGTAGTGCCCGATATATTTAAATTATTTAAATTATCTAATGTTGCTATATATCTAACAGATTCTTCATTCGGTGCTTTTATTTCAAATCTGGTAGCACCAGTATTAGTTCTAATAAAACCAACACCACTTATTGCACTAATTTCAATACCTGCTAAATTACCTATATCACTTACATTAGAATAATTTAATACAATATATTTATCACGTACGTTTACTTCCTTTGTATTTATTGATAATCCGGTACCATATATATTTACTATTGAATTAATATCGCCTATATTAATATTATTACATAATAATGATAATTCGGTATTAACTGCAAATATATTATTAACTGTAATATTATTATTAAAATAAGACTTTTCAGAAACATTTAAAGAAGCTATATCTAAATTATCAAATACTGAATCATTATTTATTTGAATATTACCTTCTATGATAATATTGTTTGAATATATATTACCAAATACTGTAGTATCATTAATAATAGAATTGTTTAAATTAATATCTTTTGATATATTAACATTTCCCATTTTAGAATTATTAGAAACGTTTATATCCATTATAGTAGTTTCTCCTTGTAATATAACATAATTAGATATATATAAATTACCCATAATAGTAGTAGATGCGTTCATAATAGTTTTATTTGTTGTATTATTCAAATTAGTTAAACCCAACATTTTTTTATATTTTTCAGTTTGTGCTATATCTACGTTTGACATTATATTATAATATAATATGACATATTATATTATAATATAATATGTCATATTATATTATAATATGATTATATTTTTTAGTTATTGTTAATTGAAATTTTATATATTATATGTATTATTCTAAATCAAAATTTATGATATCTAAACTTTTTGTGAAATTAACAGTAAAAATGATAAATTTATCATTAAATATTACTTTTTTTATTTATTATTTTGATATTTTTAGATAAACTTTTAATAATATTATAATTTTGTTTTTATTTTTTTTTTGATAATTTTAACCTTATTACAAATACCTTAAATTATCTTACTATCAATATAACTACCAAATATATCAGTTATGAAAAAGTTTATATTTGTTAATAATCAACTTTTTGATTCAATTTTTTTCAAAAAATAATAACTTTTTTAAAGAACCCAACGGGGTTGCTACTAGTAACGGAAAAGTTTATATTTCTTGATAACTTTATCATAATATCAATTTTTTTTCTTTTTTATTTATACTATATTTACGTAAACCATTCATTTTAGCGACATATACATTCATAATCGAC